CCAGTCGGACCTACTACGGTAGAGTCAGCTCCTGTGGGTCCTGTTGCACCTGTTGGTCCAGTCGGACCTACTACGGTAGAGTCAGCTCCTGTGGGTCCTGTTGCACCTGTTGGTCCAGTCGGACCTATTGCACCATCTGAACCAGAAGAACCAGGACCACCACCATAAACTTTTACATTAATTTTATGATTTTCAGTTTTTATAATTAAATTATCAATTGACATTTTAAATTTCCCTCAAAGTTACATCTCTTGAAAAATTTATAATACCTTCTAAAATGGTGGTAATATTTCCAGCAGTATCTTTTATTTGTATATCAAAAAGATACGAACCAATTAAATTAGTATTTGATGGAGTTAAATTTATAACTGCTTCTCCAGTAGTAGGAGAAGTAAAAGTAGTTATAGTATATGAAATTTTAGCAGAAGTATCTACATCATCTAATTTTTCTTTTACTGTAAAAAATAAAGTATAACCAGTTATATCTAAAGGAACAGAATTCTCATCTGTAAAAAATAAAGTATAAGATTTGCTATCCCCTCTTTTGATTTCTAAACAAACTTGTTCTACACTCATTATTTTTTCTCCCAATAAAAATAAAAAAAGCTAACCATTAATCTTAATCATTAACAGTTAGCTTTAGACTTTAAATCGTTTGATTTAAAGTTGGTTGAAATAATTATAAAACGTAGGGTTAGGGTTATATTTTTTAGCCAACCCTACGGAGCTAATTCAATCGGGTAGCCCTCGCATCCGCAATGACTACCCATAATCCTGGCTTATAAAAACCAGGTATGAAACATAACTTTTTCCGAGGCTTATCGCTAAATAAGCAGTCAGAAAAAGAACAAGTAACATTTTGGTCTTGTTGGTCTCAAAGGAATTTTATGTTTTTCTTTTTAGCGGAAATTAAGTCATTAAGACTTCTTATCGCTAATAATTAGTTTAACATGCCTACAGGGCGGTGTTCTTTGAGTAGACCTTAAATTTATGTAAAAAGAACAATTATAAAGACTTATGAAAGGTAGCTGTTCGGTTGCCTCTTATTTTTGTGCGATAATGCACCCATTATGCAACTATCCGTTTTAACCTTCCTACTAATAAGTATACTCCAAAAGTCGATTTTCACAAGTAAAATTTTAATTATTTTTAGAAAGAAAGGTTTCATACTTCCAAAGAAAGATATTATACTCGTATTACTACGTAATACTCGTATAGTCATCAATTTTAAGGCTTCTGTAAACAGACAGCCTTCCTTTCGCAAATAAAAATCATTTGCTCAAGGGAATCTGCTAATATCTACCCTAGTTCTTGACCATATTGTTGTCGCTTAAAAATCTTTTCTAACTTAAGGAAAGACAATACCTTACCTCCAATATGGTATAGTATCTTTTGCCAAGTCTGACTGGGGGTAGGGGGCAACTCGGCACGACGATTTCATAATGTCATCTACTCTGTAAATAGATTCGGAATAGCCTTAAATCGGCTTTTCCTCACTTCTACCTATTTCTATTGATTATAACCTATTATTATTAAATGACTTATAAATGGTAGATAAAGGTATAATTGATAAGGTAGATAATGGTAGATTGTAATTAACTGCTAAAAATTATATTACTTCACTAGTTAAACACAATTCGCTAAGGTAGATTTATAAATTGTTCCACCCAAACTTGTCTGTATTTAAATAACCCTTTGAAAGTAAAATGGTTACAATATTTTCTGCATCTTGCATTGTATGTAAAATAAAAACTGGAGCATACTTTTCATAGCACTTAATTTGCTCCTTATCTACATCTCGATTTGCATGGTCTAAATTTCTCTTAACTTCAATAATTAGAATTGGTTGTAAATTTTTATCTAAAATAGCTAAATCACATCTAACGTATCTTCCAACTCCGTCATTTATACCGTATTCTCCTCGAATAAATTTATCGTCTTTAAAAAAATCTCGTAATTTTGTGTAAGCAACAGCCTGAATTTCAAATTCTTTATAAGAATGAGGATTTTCATAAGTATTTGGTTGATATAGACTTAGACGAGCTATTTTTGCTTTATTTCTATCCTTTCTTCTGGGATAAACTATAGACCCAAACCTATTATAATAATGTCCGTCTGCTCCTAAAATAAACTCTTCTGGCATGATTTCCTCCTTTTTATGGTCCTACTTATAAGTATACCCCAATTTTGGTATTTCACAAGTAAAATTTTTAAAAAAACAACAATCTTCCAGCACAAAGGTAGATATTTTTTACAAAAATGGTAATCTACCTATATCAAGGGTAGATGTCTTCTGAATTGAGATTAACTTATGCTTAAAACGCCCTAAAAAGACTGGTTAATCTCTCCTATATAATAAGGAAGACAAAACCTCCTAAAATAAGGTAAAATGGAATAAGATGCCTATATATAGGTAGAAGAAGGTAGATGCTAAAAATGGTTATGTATAGTATATTATACATAAATTACAATATAATAGGTAGATAATGGTAGATTGAATAAAAACCTACCCATAAACCCCAGATATGCCTCCCAAAAAGCTAAAATTAACCTTCCGTCTATGGATAAACTTGGTTCCCGTAAATAATAGGTAAATTTAATATAAGTAATTGATAATAAAAAAGATAAATATAATAATCTTATTCAGCCCGACACACATTAGTAAATTAGACCATATTGTTGTAGGGATTTTTATTGTAACATGAGTGAATAGCGAAGGTTATAGAAAATAATTAAATCGAAAGAAAAGTACAGTCTGAGTATCCCTGAATTTTTTGGGTTTTATTGCTAAATTTAACCCTACCGTCTATAACCTATTGATGTTATTAGGTTTATAATAATTGTATGCCTTTTGAATTAGATTTAACTTATAAGGAGTTAAACTCATTTGAATTATTACATATAAACGCTTTTATTTTTTGCGACTATTTTTTTTATAATCACTCAATTAAAACCCTTTTATTATCTTATAGAGTAGTTTAAATTATTTTTTAAAATGACCTTGTAATTTGCTTAAAATGTGTTATACTTATAATGTAGGATAGATAAGGAGATGTTAAAATGGATAATTACAATAAATTTAAAATTGGTAATAAAGAAATTGAGGTTATAAAAAACCCCGATTATAGCGATTATAATTATTTAAATAATTTATTTAAGGATAGATATCCTCATTGTTTAAGGGGCGAACCTAAAACCCGTATAGCGTATGACAAATTTGGCAATCATTATGTATGGCTTGCCGATACAATGCACGAAGAAATAAAAAACTATTTATTAAATAATTTTAATTTGATTATAAGTAATTACAATATAATAAAAGAGGGTTATAATGATTAGAGTATTTATACCAGAGATTAAAAGGAAATTTGGCAAGAGAGATTTAGCGAGGGGTTTCTGGCGTAGCGATAGCCATAAGATTTTTTATGATTACATTAAGGTTATAAATTATAATCAGAGTATTAGGGGCATTTATTATAAAGATTTATTTTATAATTATCTTGATACTATTAAGGCAAGTTATAATCAAGAGGCATTATTTTATGTAAATGAAGCCGGGCAAGGCGTAATTTATTATAGCCGAGATAGACAAGAGGTTTTAAGTAATAGGATTTATAAAGAGGTTTTAAGGGTTAATTTAAAGGTAGAGATTAAAGAGGCGTTAAAGGTATATGGTGGTGTTACTATATATAAGATAGATAACAAGTATTTTAAAGAAGTATTCTATAAATAAAGAGATGTTAAAATGGATAACATAAAAGATTTAAGAGAAGCAATTAAAACTATAAGAGATAACAAGGATTTTAAGGATATAACCCTAAAGGACAATGTTTATTGTAATTTATTTGGCGATAAACACCCTTTTAAATGTAGAGAAGCAATAAAGGAAGTTATATCTATTATAGAGGTAGATATAAATTTATTAAGTTATATCCCGCAAGATATAAGAGAAATAATTAAAGAGGCGGGATATAGTATTTTTAAATAAGAGGTAATACAATGTTAAGAGAGATTAAATATATTATTGTAAAGGATAAAATAACTGGCCGAGCGAGGCGTTATTGTTCGGAGTGGTTACATCATAGCACAATAGCAAGGGACAATGGTTACTCCGACAGCGAGGTTATAGAGGCCGGGCTGTTTTTAGATAAGAGATGTTATATTTTAGAGTGTAAAGATTTAAGGCATATTGAAAGACGCAAGAGCCGATATATAGGTAATTGCTTAAATTTTTATCAAGATATACGCCTTGCGAATTGGTTACGAGGCCGGGAACTTGAAAGCCAAGTATATTATAGGTTGCCGGGAATTTTAAAAGAGGGCGATTAAAATGATAAAATTATATCATTATAGCAATAAGGATTTTAAGGGGTATATTAAGCCAAGTTTTTTTGGTTTAAATAATTATACATCTGCAAGTAAAGAATTAAGCGGATATAAGCGGATTTATTTTTATGCAGATGATAAAAGTAGAGAGTATTTTTTTAATGGTAGTAAGTTTTTGTATATTGCAGAGATAAAACAAAATAAAGTATATGATTTAAAAATAGATGTTTTAAATTGTATAGGCAATTTTGACAGCATAAGTGAGTTTATATCTTATATAAGTAGTAAGGGATTTAAGGGATTTAAAGATTTTAATGGTAAACAAGATGTTATATGCTTATTTAAAGCGATAAAAATAATTGATAAAATAACCTTGACAAGATGATTTTTATATGTTATACTTTTTATATAAAGGGTTGCAGTTTATCCTTTGAAAACTGCGAGAGTAATAAAAAGTGAGGGATAAAATGTTATACAGAGCAAAAAGCGATAAGGATATTGGCGTAAAGGGTTGTAAAGTGGTGGGAATTGGTGATGTTTTTGGTTATGAATTGATACAAAACTTTTTTGTGGACAATAGCGGATTTGGTAGTGATGATGAGCCAGCATTGACTTTTAGCAATTTTTTAACAAAGGTTAAGGCAGGTTATTTTTATGGAATTAGAGATGTAGGGCAGTTTCAAGTTAATATCGGAGAATTTAAAAAAATAGCCAAGCCAAGAGCCGAGATATTAGCCGAACAGGGAATTGTAAGTAGTAAGTTAATAAAAAATAATACAAGGTTGACTATATATAAAAATGGCGACAAAGTTTTGAGGTTACATTCTACGGATATAATAAAATGGCAAGGTAACAAGATTATTTTAAATTCTGGCGGTTGGGATACAATGACTACAAGGGCAAGGTTTAACGAATTTTTACCCGACAGAATATCTATATTTAGAAAAAAAGGGGTTACTTATATTAAAAATTCTTTAAAATATCCCGACGAAATTACAGAGTTTAGCGACGGAATAGAGATTAACCTTTAATTTTTAAGGCATAGCAAGGGCAAGGTTACATTATTTTAAGGTAAGGCATACAATATAAGGGGGCGATTAAGATGATTAAATTATATCATTATTCGAGCCAAGATTTTAAGGGGTATATTGAGCCGGGATTTTTTGGGGCTAATAGTTACTCTAATAATTCCGCAAGGTTAAGCGGAGTTAAGCGGAGTTACTTTTACCTTGACCGAGCCGGCCGGGAGTATTATTTTGAGGGGGCAAGATATTGCTATATAGCCGAGATTAAGGAAAGCCGATTATATAATCTTAACATTGACCCTTTAAAACTGGCCGGGCGTAACATAAGGGATATATTCGCTTATATTAAGCGGTTAGGTTATAAGGGTTTAATCGGCTCTAATGGATATAAGGACGGGGTTATATTCTACCCGATAAAAATAAAACAGCGTAAGACCTTGACAGAGGCCGGGCGATATGCTATACTATAATCAAAAGGGGGTTACAATGATAAATTTTAAGCAATATATCGGAAAGCGGTTTATAGTAAAGGGATTTAATGAGCCGAGAGAATTAGAAATTGTAGAGGGTTATTTTTTAGGCAATAATAAGCGATACCCGACTTTTAAGTGTAAAGTTATAACCGATACAAAGTATTTTAAGGTGGGCGATAGAGAAAATTTTTTGTATAGGGATATAATTAAGGCCGGGCAGTTAGTAAAAGAAATTAAAGTTTTATCAGCGTAAGGGGGGTAAAATGTTAGACAGATATAGACAGAATTTAAAAGTTGAGGGTAGCAAAGTATATTCTTATAATACTTTAGTAGCCGAGATTAACAGCGAGGCCGGGGAATTGCGTCAATTAGGTTGGTGGAGTGTAACTACTCAAAAACATATAAATTATGTAAGCCGGGAATTAGGTTTAAAAATAGTTAAATAAAAAAAGGGGGTGTAAGATGAAAACATATATTGCAAGAGGTTTTGTTTTAGGTAAAAATTGGGGCGGTGGTTTTGGGGCTTATGAAAGCCGAGAAATTAGGGCAAAAAGTAAAGCCGAGTTATTAAAACTGGCCGAGCAAGATTTAAAAAGTGGGGCGTTAGATAGCGGTATGGGTTTTGAATTTTTAAAGGGGGCAAGGTTGGATATAAAAGAAGTTGACCGGGTTATTGTAAAGGGTAAAGAATACGAAAGAGCCGAGTATATAACAGAATTTATCGGAAATTTGACAGAAAAAGAGCAAGATTTTTTGTTAGAATTATAAAAAAGGGGGGTTAAAAATGAGAAAACCTTTTTATAAAATATCTATAATAGGATATTATAAATTATTAAGATATTATGTTATCGGTATTTTAGCCGATATTAGATTATTTATATTTAAAAAATGGTATAAAATATAACAAAGGGGGTTGTTATGGGAAATCTTTTTGAATTGGCAGAATTGCAGTTAATAAAAGAGGGGAAAGAGCCGACAGAGGCGTTAATTTTAAGCCGGGCGGTTGCTATTAGGCGGTGGTTAGATAAACATAGAGGCATAGCGGACAAGATACTGGCCGGGCGTAAGGTTTATCAATATGGGAATAGGTTTGTATGTAGTAAATAAAGGGGGTGGATAATGATTAAAGATTTTAGACCAGAAAAAGATTTATTTAATCAAGGTTATAAAGTAACTATTTATAAAACTAAAAAAGAAATTACAGAAATTAGTTTTATAAAGAAAACTAAAACAAAAACTTTAGGCGTAAGTTATGGTTGTGATAGTTTTAAGCAAAAAGATTTAAGAGATGTTTTTAATTTTATAAAAAATAACGGATATAAATATAGTATCAATTAAAAAAAGGGGGGTAAAAAATGGCAAAAAAATTTGATTTAGTAGGGGCAATTATGAGTTATGAGGCCGGGGAGTTAAGAGGGCAAGAGGTTTTAAGGTTATTTAGCGAGTTAATAAAAAGCGGTAAGGCGTGGAGTTTGCAAGGGAGTTATGGGCGTATGGCCGGGCGGTTGATAGACGAGGGCTATTTATCAGCAAAAGGCGAGATATTAAAAGAGGTTGAGAAATAAACTGACCGGGCGAGTGTAAGGCGAGGCGATAGCGAGGCAACGTGTATATTATAAGGGGGTAATTTAAAATGAGATATTATATAGTTTATTTTACTACCATAACAAGTTTATTAGTTTTTGATACTTTTAAAAATGTATTTGAAAAATTTGGCAGTAAAGTATTATATATAAAAGAGGTATAAGATAGAAATTTATTTTATCAAAAAGACCCGAGAAAATTTTAAAGAAATTAAAGAGTTATATAAAGACCTTAAAAAGAGCCGAAAGGATTTACATAAGTTATTGTAAGACAAGGAGTTATGATAAATGAGGCAGTATAGATTTGGGGAGTGCATAGCCGAAAGTGTAAAGGTATATAATCGATTAAAAAGGCAACGCAAAAACCCTAAATTAGTTGAGGGGTGGGTAGAGGTTAGCGACTGGCCGGGTAATTTATTACCTTGCAGAGAATTTTTAGAATTATATTATCCCGATATGATTAAAAAATTAGATAAAGATATTTTATTTGATGATTATATTAGAGTTTTACCGCATACTTGGGTTATTTGCGACGGAAAAATTATTGATAAGACCCGAAATCAGTTTGATATTTATGGCGGTATATTAGTTTATTACGAAAAAATGAAATATAGACCGAAAGGAAAAGCAAAAGCATATAATATAGAAAATTGGTTTGATGAAAGAGATTATATTATAACAAGGGATAAATTTATACATTATCCCGACGAGATAAAAGCAAAATAAAAAAATTTAATTTTACATACCCAGAAAATAATTAAAAAATTATTTTTGAAAAAAGTTGTAAGTTGTTGTAAGACATAAAGATAAAAGTTTTACGATACCCTTGACAAGACCCGATTTTTATGTTATACTTAATTAGAAACTAAAAGAGAGGATATAATGAGAGCCGATAAAATAATAGAGGCAAGACCGATAGCCGAGCAGTTAAGAGATTTAATTTGTAATAAGTATAATCTTAATCCGATAAAAATTAGGGTTAAAGATATTAGACAGGGATTTGCTTATTACGATAACCGAGCGATTAGCATACCGATTTGGGCTTATTTAGAGGGATTAGATTATTTTAGGGCTTATGTTTTACACGAATTAGGGCATTTTATAAATTATGATACTACGGAAACATACGGACATAACAAGAATTTTAAGAGAATAGAAAAAGAATTATTGGCCGGGTTTGGATTAGTGCCTATATATAAGAGAGTTTATATTAAGGCATTAAAAAATGATAAAGGTGATTTAGTATGGTTAAAAAGAGGATATGAAAATGAAATTTAAGCAAGAGATAAAAGAGATTAACGGAATAAGAAAAGCAATTTGTCCGATTTGTAAAGAGATTATTGATTATCCTTTTGGAGTTTATTTTAGAAATGGCGTAGAAGTGCATACAAAATGTATTACCATAGCAAGATTAAGACGAGACCAGATAAACGGAATAGATAGGTAAGGACTTCCGGGAAAGCAAAAGGATATGTTATACTTATAAAGAGAGGTGAAAATGGACAATACCGAAATTAGAAAAGAAATTAAACGACTTAAAAGATTAAAAAAAGATTTGAGGCCGGGAAGTAAAGAACGAATAGAGATTTTTAGGAAAATTAAAGACCTTAAAAAGCAAAGAGCCGAAATTACCGCAGTAGAGCCGGGCAAAGAGGAATTGATAACCGAAATTTTAAGTATATATGATAAGCAAAACATTAAGCCGAGATTTGAGGATATAGGGATAGATTTACATATTTATACCATAAAACAATTAGAACTTCATTTAAAAAAGATAAGACCTTGACAGATAAAAAAGTATATGTTATACTTTAATTAAAAGGAGTTAGATTAAATGATTAAAAAATATCATATAGAAAATACCGACGAAACTTATTTAAGGATATGGCAAAAAATAAATTTAGGTAAAGAAATTTTGGTTAAAGAATTTTTTGAGGAAAATAAAGTAAATGAAAGTGATGAGAGTTATAGATTAAATGTTTGTCAATATGACCCGAATACCCGACTTTTTTATTTAGGTGGTTTTTTATATTGGGTTACTTCTGATGAGGCAATTTATAATTATCTTGATACAGGCCGGGCGGTTAGTTTATATGAGAGAAGTCATTATAGTAATGATAATATAGCGAATTTTTACATATACAATGATTTACTTATTACGGATAAGGATATAATAGATTTTGAAAATTATAAAGATAAGAAAAATTTAAGTTTAAAAATTTTATCCGAAACTGATACCGAAAAAGTAAATTTAATTTTTAACGAGGATTTAGACAAAATTAAAAGCCGATTAGCAGAAATCCGAGCCGAAGAAGAACAGATAAAAAAATCAGAAGTAAAAGAAAAAATAGATAATACACAAGAAGAAGAACGATTAGTCAGTTTGATTAGGCAATATGATAAAATGACTTTATTAGAAGATACAGAGACAATAATTAAGGATAATTATTTTATAGATAAAGACGAGGGATTTAAAATTGAATTTAAAGATAAAGTTGTAAAACTTTTTAGTAAAAATGATTTAGTAAGTGAAAGTTATTATGGGGGTAATTTTATACAGATAAATTTTAGAAATTTTTTAGATAAATTAGAGAGAGTTTATAGTCAAGGAAAATACGCCGAACCGATAGAGGAAAAATTAAAAGGATTAAATAAAAAGTGGTTAAGTTTTAAGATTTATTCTTATGATAAAGAAACAAAAGCCGAAGTATTTTTAAAAGAAATAAAAATAGAAAATAATGTTAATGATAAAAGTAAAAGAAGATTTAAAGTAAATGGCGTAAAAATGCCGATACAAAAAATGGCTAAAGTATTAGAGTTTATTTTAGCCGGGCGTTACGGACACGAAAGGGAAACGACAATAGAGAGATTAACTAACCTTGAAAAGTATTTAGAGCAGATTAGGTTATATAGCGGAACGCAATTAGAATTATTACAGGGTAAGACCATAGAAATAACTTTAAGTGGAGTTAGAATACCTATACATTTTAATATAATGGCAGAGGATAAAGACCGCTGGGAAATTAGTATTGACGATTTTAAGGTAAAGAGAGATTATACCGCAGTAAAAGATAGTTTTAGGTGGTTAAGAGGTGGTGGTTTGACCGCTATTAGTAAAATTTGCGATACGCTAAAGGCCGGGCAGAAATTAGAGGACATTTTAATAGGTAAGGTAAAAGGTTATGTAGAGAAACGCAGATTAGCCGAAGAAAAGGCAGAGAAACTATTTGCAGAATTTTTAGAAAAGAATAAGACCAGAGTATTTAAAAGAGAGGGTGGTTATATTGTAAAGGGTAAGTTAAAGAATTATTTAGTTAAGATGAAAAATGACGAGGACTGCGGAGTTTGGAGTTACCCGAATAACGAGTATGTATGTATAAATGAAAAAAGTAGAGCCGGGCAATATCTTTGTAAGGCAGATAAATTATTGCAGTTTTGTCTTGTTATGCTAAACGACGGAAATTTACGCAACGAAATCACAACGATACATTAAAAAGGGGGATATATGGAAGGAAAAAAGATATTATCAATAGACGAAATGACCGAGAAAATAGAGAGATTAGGGCATAGGGCGGTTTGGAATTTGATAGAAAAGATAGGGAATTGGCAAGACCGAATTGCATATAGACAATTATTCTTTCTGACCGGGGGCAGTTTAGATGATTAGGGGCTTGACAGATAGCAATAAGGTATGCTATACTTATAGTAGAAGATACAAAAAAGAGGGGGTGTTAAAATGATTAGGGTAATAGTATTAGATGAGAGTGGAGATACAAGGTTAGAAGTGGCAACGATAGACGAATTAAAGGCAAAGGTTGACTTAAAAGATAAGTTTATTTTTGCTGATAATAAGTATATCAACGAAGTTACTCTTGACGGAATTACTCAATTACCGAGAGAAATAGTAGTTACCGAAAGACTAATTGGTGGCTAAATTCTCTCGTAAGGGTTGACCTAAACGAGTGGGGTTAGCCGAAGAAGTTATAATCCCACTCTGTCTTTATAAAAAATTAAAGGAGTAAAAGATGAAAGATAATCTAAAAATAGCAGTAATAGGATTAAACGGAATAGGTAGTTATTTTGTCAGGGGTTTATCCGAGTTAATTAAAAAAGATGTGGCCGGGCTTGACAGAATAAATGTTATGGGTATAGATTTATTTGATTTTGATACCATAGAAGAAAAGAATTTTAGTTATACCATTTATGATATTGAGCATATTGGAAGAAATAAGGCAGAAGTAATGGCAGAAATGACAGGGTATAAGGCAAGAGCCGAGAAAATAGAGAGAGCCGAGCAGTTAGCCGAGTATGACCTTGTTATTATGGCAGTAGATAATAATGAAGTGCGAAAAATTGTTTATGAGGCCGGGAGACCATTTATTGATTTAAGGGCTAAAGGTAAGGCAGTTATGGTATATTTGACACAAAAAGACGATATAGAATACCTTAATTTGACAAAAGATACAGGGGAAAAGGGCGGTTGTCAGTATGATAGGGATATAGAAGAAAAGACCATTGAACTTGGAAATCGTGTGGTTGCGGAATTAGGTTTGCAGTATTTAATTGACTATTGTAGGGGTAAAATAGAAAAGAAGAATACGATTTTAATGATTTAAAAAAAGGGGTAGAAATGAAATTATCTAAAAAAGTTTTAATTCCGAAAGAAGTATTAAAAGATAAACAATATAATGCTATTAGTGATTATTTATCAGATAAGTTTGGTTTTTGTGTTAATTCTTTTGAATTAAAAGGTAATTATGCAATTAAAATAAATTGGGATATAACTATTTAAAAAAGGGGGTATAAAATGCAAAGAAACATAGTGAGGTTAGCATTAAAGTTAAAAAAAGAACTGCAAGAGGATATTCTTAATAGATATGATAATAGCGAGTATTGGGAAACGCAGGTTGCAGATGATTTTTATAAGGATAATAAAGTAAATGATGATGAGGCACAAAAGATTATAGAGATTTTAGAATTATAATTTTTTAGAGTAAAGCGAAAGTAGGGAACATAAAATTTTAGGGATAATACCCTAAACGAAGAAATCTCTACCACTCTAAAAATTAAATAAAGAGGTTAAAAATGAGAAAGATTAGAGAAATTTTAGGGTTACCCTTTATGTTTTGTGGATTTATTTTAATTGCAGTAGGTATGATTATTAGTTTTGGATTTAGAACTTTTGAGGAATTTTCTGATGAATTTAATAAGCATTTTAATTAAAATGAATAAGACCAGAATAATACTCAAAAATAATTTTTTAAATCTACCCGGGAAGATGCTTCATTATAATTTTTTTCTCTTCCCGGCCACAATAAAATTTTAAGAAAAGGAGTATAAAATGGTAAAAATGGCAAGTATCAAAAAGGTAAAAACATACGAAGATTTAGAGGCATTAGGAATTGGTAGAGTTTATTGTGATATATCTTATAGGGGTGGTGGCATTGGTTTTTATGCCGAAGATGTAGCAAGGGCGTTTGATGTTAGCGATTATCAATTACCCCGACATTTTGGGGCAGGTTGCAATTATTTAGGCGGTGGTTTAAGGGGTAGTATCTTTGCAAGTGATTTTTCTAAAGAAATTACAGGTAAGAAAAGGCAGTTATTGGAAGCATTGGCAGAAGCGTGTGTTAGGGCATATGAGAGTTGTGAAAATGAGGGTGAAATTGAAGATGACCCTATAAATACAGGAATTGGCCGGGTAAAAGGAGTAAAAAGTGCATATTAGAAGACAGACCGGAAGAAAATTTTTTTAGCACGGGGAAAATGATAAAATTACCTATATATAAAGGCAAAGCATACCGAGTAGAGAGTAATCTTTTATTTGGTGGTAAGACCATTTTAGATGTGATTAAATTTGAAGAACAAGAATTGGGTAATAAACAAGATTATAAACATCTTTCTTCAAAATTAAGAAAAGAATTATCTAAAATTCCTGCCGATAGATGTATTTGGGTTTGTAAAATAAAACAAGACGCAAAGATATACGGAACTCCCGAAGAAATACAATTAGGTAAAAATCCTAAAATAATCGCATACGATTATTGTGGGGGATATTTAGTATTAAAAACAAAATAATAATTAAGGAGGAACAATGTTAAAAAAATTTTTTATAAATCTTTATAGGAGGTTAGATAATTTTTTAACAATGATTTGTAGAGAAATTAGCCAGAGGAGGATATAATGAAAAAAGATAGAATACATTACGAGGTTTTTACTTCTGATTATAAAACAGGCAGAACGGAAACAATAGCGAGTTTTGATACTTTAAGACAAGCAAAAATATATAGAACTAAATTAGCAAAAACAGGATATTGTAAAAAGAACGAAAAAAGTTTATACATCGATAAATGGATAAATGAAACTCCTTATAATGTAAATTGTTAATAAAGAAAGAGAGGACATTATGCGTAAAATAGGTAGTTTATTTGAACTTGCAGAAAAAAGGTTGATGAGAGAAAAAAAGTTAGGAATAATCCCTTGTTATACCTTGTCAGATGTAATAGAGTATGCAATTTTGATAAGAAAATGGTTAGATAATAACCCGAACCGAATAAATAAAATTATGAAATTGACCCGGGAAGAGTTAAAAAGAAATCACAGGGAAAGTCAGAAAAGATACGCATTAAAAATAAGGAAATAAAATGATTAAAATAACTAAATTTTGTATTGGAAAAAAGAAAAAATATAAAGGAATAGCCATAAAATTATTGTGGTTTAAATTTGAAAGAATTGGATTTGGAAATAAATTTATGTGGAGATTTGAATTTACTAATTGGGAAGAATAGAAATCAGGATTTATGTTATACTTCACTAGTTAAACACAATATAAAAGGAGAAGAAAGATGTTATATAATATAGTTAGAAACGGAAAGTGTTTAAGTTGTGGACAATTATCAAGTATGTTTATAGCCGAAGCAGAAGCAAAAAATTCTGAAGAAGCAATAGATATAGCAAAAAGCCATTGGATAAACGAAAAATATGGCGACGCAGGAAGTTTAAGAGAAGAAGAAATTAGAGAAGAAGATGAATTTTTACAAGGAGATTTTGTAGCAGAAAAAGTAAATTAAAATGAAATATCACGCAGGAGTAATTTTAAAGACAGGCGAAGTTAAAGGCAGGGCTTTTGAAGATAAATCAAGTGCGGAAGCATATATCCTTGATTTAGCCGAGAAAGAGGATATAAAGCAGGGTAGGATAAGAAATTTAAGCACAGGTGAGGAAGAAGTAATAAACTTTTAAAAAGAAGAATAAGATGAAAAAGAAATTTAGAGTAAGTTATAGTGAAATAGTGCATTACGAGGCAACGATAATAAAAGCACAGGACAAAGACGAAGCAGATGAAATTTTTAGAAATATGTTAGATAATGGTGATATTGAAGTAGATGAAACCAAGATTGAACATTTTGATATTGAAGAAATTGAAGAAACAGAATAAATAAAATAATAAAATGATACGACTAAAATGCTCTAATAAAAGTTGTGCTTATTGTTATTCAATTTCTGTAAAAGAATTTGAAGAATACAAAGATACTTACCATAATTTTTGTATGATTTGTGGCAGTAAATTAGAAGTTACTAATCTGGAAGAAATTGTTGCTAAAGATATTTATAAAAGAGCAGAAGAATACATAAATAAATGGGTAGCGGATTTGGGGTGGGATAGAACTTTAGATTTAATAGAAAAAAATAAAGACCAAGCGTGTTATAGAATTTATAAAGAAATACTTGAGAAAAGGGGATTTAAGATAAAATGACAATAGGATATTTTGGGAGAGCATTTAATTTTAAACATAAATCATTAACTACGAAAACGCATATAGTAAATAATGACAGGGTATTATGCGGATATAAACCTCATAAGACATTAAGTTTTCAATGGTGTATTATAGGGGTAGGAATAAATAAATTAGATATAGTAGAGTGTAAAGAGTGTAGAGTAAGAGCCGAAAAATTATTACAAAAGGAGAAAGTAAAATGAAATACTTTTTAATAAAAGTAGAAATCAGAGATGGTGAAATGGAATATAGAGAAGCAATTACTATAAGGGCAAATACTCTTGATGAAGCAGGAAAAATAGCCGATAAAAACCTTAAAAAAGAATTTAGTTATGGTAAGGGAGATTATCGGTTATTTGAAGTAGCAAGTATTCAAGAAATTAAAGAAAATGAAGCAAAACTATTATCTAATTTAGGATTAAGTTATGTTGTTAATTAGATTTAATTCTTATTTAGTTAAATATAATCAGGATTTATGTTATACTATAAGAAAGAGAGGAAAAGATGAATAAATGTATTATTTGTGGATACAATATAGAAACTTTACAAGATGAAAATGCGGTAACTTATAATGGTAAAGACGGATTTATGTGCGAGAAATGTTTTACAAAAGATACAAAAAAAGAAAATATAAAAATTATACCCACTTTTATTATTAAATGTAATGAACCGATAAGCAAAGAAGCATACGAAGTTTTAGTGCAAGAAATAAGCGAGTGGACAGCAGAAAATAATCTTTATTTAGATGATGTAATAGAAGAAAAGGAGTAAAAAATGCCTAATACGACTTGTATAAAATGTGGTAAAATGGCTTATGAATTAAATGATGAAATAATTTGTTTAAAGTGTAATAAACCCGAAAAACAATGTACTTGTTGCACAATTCATTATGAATTAAATAATAATAGAGAAACAATAAAAACTATTAAACGCCACTTAAAAGGAATTGAAATTGCGGTTAAAAAATTAGAAAAGGAGTAATTATGGCAAAGAAAGTTAAATGGAATTATGCAGTTGTTAAGAGTATATTTGGTGATTATTGGGTAGGGAAAACAAAATTAAAGGCAGATGAGATAACAATTTTTGCGGATATTGAAGATGTTATTAAACAGGTAGAAGAACAATTTTTAGATGAACATATTGATTTTGACCCTAATTTAGATGAAGATGATGAAAATTATGATGATGAATTAAATTATAAGTTTGAGGAAATAAGAGAACACGCAGAAGAACCCGATGAAATTACAAAAGGAATGGAAAAATTTATTGTAAAGAATTATTAATAATAATTTAAAAACCTTAATTACTTCTCTGAACTAAAAAAGAGAACTCATTAAGGCAAGAGATTTAAGACCTATTTACCCAAGAAATTGGCTCAATAGAGGGGTAGATAGGTTTTTTTATTGTATAAATTACATTTTAAGATATACTTATAACTAGGTAATAAAGTAGGTAATAAAGTAGGTAATTTGGCTTAAAGTAGGTAAAATAAGAGATTATTACCCACTTTATAAGATAAGGGCAAGAAAGGGCTACAATGACCAAAAAACAAGGCAAAAATAGAGGCATAGAGAGTTTATTGGGCTATTTAGATGAGCAAATAAATGGTTATTATCAAAAGACAGGAAATTATCCGATTAAATTAATTATAAGTAAAGAAACAAGAGATAAAATATTTGCTGAATTAAATTTAGAGCCGACATTAGATAATTGCTGGTTTAATAAAAAAGACAATTATAGAAATATAAAAATAGAAATATCTAATATAGAGCAGATAAAATTAGAATAGGAGAAGTATATGTTTGATTTTGATTTATTAGGTATGATAGTAGGAATGGGAGATTTATTATTGGAAAAGGTGGGATTAAAAAAATCTGAACAATATCATTCTGAACAGATAGAACCAGTTAAATTTGATTTCACGCCTACTAATCTTGATGAATATATCGGTCAAATCAATGCAAAATTAAGAATAAATACTTATATCAAAAAAGTTATGACAATAAAACCTATTCATTTATTGATTAGTGGAACAAGAGGACACGGGAAATCAACCCTTGCTTATATTATTTCTAATTTATTAGGATTGCCGATAGATACTTATGTTGGTGGGTCATTTACAAAAGAAAATCTAATAAAATTTTTAGCAAAAAGTCAAAATGACCACAATAATTTACATATTCTTCTTATTGATGAAATTCACGGATTGGAAAGAGAAGTAACCGAATATATGCTTCCAATACTTCAAAGTTTTATACTTCCAGAAGGAAATTTAAAATTAAAAAAATTTATAATGCTTGGTTGTACTACGAATTTAGAAATATTACAAAAAAAAGCAGAACCCTTTGTTGATAGATGTGATACCATTGAATTAGAGTGTTATACCGCAAGTGATATAAAACAAATTCTCAAACAATATAATGATAAATTGTATCATAAAAATATTCCAGACGAAATATATGATAAAATTTCTATTAATACAAGATATAATCCGAGAACAAGTTTATCGGTTTTTGAGGATTTTCTTGTAGAAGAAAATATAGAACGAGTTTTGGGGGGTAGACAAATAATAAAAAATTCCTTAACAGTAAAAGATATTATTATATTAAAACATCTAATTGAAATAAACAAACCCGTAGGAGTAGAAGTATTATCGATATTAACTCAACAGACTAAACAAACATATATGGAATTACAAGAACCATTTTTGATACAACAGGGATTTATTTCTCGCACAGCGAGAGGTAGACTTGCCACAGAAAAGGCAAAAAATTTCTTACAAGAAATAAAATGAAAGAACATATAACAATAACTATAAAAAATCTTGATAATATTCATAGTGTATTGGGAAGTTTAGAATTACTTTTTAAAAAATTAATGGAATATTATGCAGATAAAGATTTAAACAATTTAAAGATACTTATAATAAGTTGTAGTGTATGGTTTGGTATGATATTGCAGAAATTTGGTTATGATAAAGATTTAGAGGAAAAATAATGGATATACTTATTAAATATAAAGAATATTTAAAAGCAAGAAATCAATCAATGGTTTATTATAATTATATTAAACTATTCTTGACTTATTGTAACAGTAAACAAATAAATTATTTAGAAATTAATCAACAAATTATAACAGATTTTTTTAATGGAAATAATTATTCTCCTAATAGTAAAAATAATTTTATTAAAGCAGGTAGGTCATTCTATAATTTTTTAAATATACCGAGAGAAAATAATGAATGGTTTAAAATCCGTATGTTAGAAATCGCCAGAAAAGAAATAGAAGTTATAGATTTAAAAGATATTGAAAAAGTTGTTAAAAGTGTTGCTACTTATAATTCAAGATTAAATGCAGATAAGATAGAAATTATCTTACTTTTAATGTTCTATACTATTATTCGTAAGAGTGAATTACTTTCTTTAAAGCGACAGGATATAGATATTGTTAATGGTGAAATGAAAATATATGAACAAAAAACAAAACAAGAAAACATTATAGATTTTCCATTAAATTTAATACCAAAAATAATTGCTTATTTTAATGCCTATCCAGAAGAAAATAATGCATTTAACATAACTTTTGCAGAAATAAATTATTTATTTAGAGGAGTTATGACCAAAGTATTAGGAAAAAAATGTAAACCACATCTTACAAGACACGGGGGAATTAGGTATTTATTAAGTAAGATACCGCCCCAAGATGTTCAATCAATGGCAGGGCATAAAGATATAAGGACTACTTTGCAATATGGAATTGTGAATAGAGAAGAAAGAAAGAAAACTTATAGACAAAAGATAGGATAAATTATTATGAAAACTAAAATTTGTAGTAGATGTAAAAATAAATTATTTTTAAATCAATTCGGGAAGAATAATCTTATGGCAGATAAATTACAGAATTGGTGCAAAAATTGTAGACAAACTTATTGTAAAGTTTGGAGATTTAAAAATAAGAAAAAAATTAAAAAATATATTAAAACACATAAAAAAGAAATAAAATTATATATGGGAAATTACAGAAGAAAAAATAAACAGAAAATAAAAAGATATACTTTGTCTGCAAGGGGAATTTATTTAATAATTAGAAATAGAGCAAAAAGATTTAAACAAAAATTTAATATTACAAAAGCAGATTTTATTAAATGGTATAATTTTCAAGTCAAAAAATGTTATTATTGTGGTAGAACTTTAGAAGAAGTTAAAAAAGAAATATATTTTGCAAAATCAAATAGACTAACAGTTGATAGAAAAAATAATATTAGTGGATATACATTAAATAATATAGTTTTGGCTTGTATGAGATGTAATATAATAAAATCTAATTTTTTTAATGAACAACAGATGAAAAAATTAGGTAAAATAATTAGAAAATTATCATAACCAAATAAAATAAAGAGAAAAATAATGGACAATCTTCCAGAATTTAAAGAATTTAAAAAGATACCAAGATTAAGTAGAGAAATTGTAATCACAGAAAAAATTGATGGTACTAATGGTTTAATTTATATTGATGAATTGGGTAATTTTTTTGTAGGTAGCAAAAATCGTTGGCTTGATGACCACCAAGATAATCATGGATTTTGGCATTGGGCTGTGGATAATAAAGAAGAATTATTAAACCTAGGTAAAGGTTATCATTATGGTGAGTGGTGGGGTAAAGGAATACAAAGAGGATATAATCTACAAGAAAAAAGATTTAGTTTATTTAATGTTGGTAAATGGGTTAAAGATAGAACTCAAACTTTAAAAGAAAAACAAGAATACTGCCCAGAATGTTGTAATGTTGTGCCAATTCTTTATGAAGGAATGTTTAATACTTCTATTATATCAAGTGTATTAGATGAATTAAAAATTACAGGAAGTAAAGCATCTCCAAATTTTATGAAACCAGAAGGAATAATAATTTATCATAAGGTAGGTAATTTATATTTTAAAAAGACAATAGAAAATGATGAGAAAGGTAAAACTAATGAATAATACCTGGACAATGAGTATAGAAGATTACCTAACAATAATGGAAGAAGCAATTAAACTCGGTAAATCAAGAGGAAAAATAGAAGGAGATAATCTTGAACAAGAATTTTTTGAAGTAGCAGAAAAGAAAGGAATGACTAATAAAATAAAGCATTTAGGCATAACAGAAATGGATAAAGATTTGTTAGTAGGAAATTTGAGAGAAGAAGGACTAAAAATTCTTAATTTAGGAGAGAAAAGAAATGTTATGCCCTCAAAATAATAATAAAGATTTTGATGATTTAGATTGTAGAGATTGTAAGTGGTTTTTTCAATGTTTTAAAATGTGGCAAAATGGAAATATTTGGGGAAAAGATAAAACGATAGGAGATAATTATCCTGTTATTCCAAAAGAAAAAAAATCTCCAACAGATACAGAAAAAACAATAATAAATGCTTTAGCACAGGAAATTAAGGATTATGGTGAAGAAAGAGTTTGGAATAATTTGAATACAATACCAATAGATAAAAGATTAGATTATTTAGAATTATTTTTATCTGCAAAACATTTATTAGAAACAGGAGAATATTAATGGTATGCAAATTATGTAAAAAAAATGAAGTTAATGACCTAAACCCAAAAATTCATATCTGTTCATTATGTAGAATGGAGATAGAGTTAAGTTTTCAATATTTTATTGATGGTAAAGAAGTAACCAAAGAAACTTATGATAAGAGGATAGAAAATGCTTTTTAATTTATTAATGGGTATCTATTGTTTTTATTGTAAGAGTTACAAAGACCCCTATACAGAAGTTTATCTGAATGTTTTATATGAAGGTAGTATCACTTGTGAGAAAGACCATTTATGCGGAAATATAGCAGACCCACAATGGCAAAAATTTACAGGTGAAGAATGATTTGTTCTTATTTTTATTTCTATCACGATGAATTAATCTGTAAATGTACACAAGAAGAAAGTAAATGTTGTGCAATTTTGGAACAATGTGAAAATAAATTAGCCAAAGAGAGTTATTTACAAGATTTAAAGGAAAACAATGACAAATCTAACTGAATTAGTAAAAGAGTATAAGCAAACCAAGAATAAACTTATTATAGATAAGATTTATTTGGAATTAAAATCTACAATTCAGCAAAAAGCAAGATTTATTTATTATGCCAAGTGGTATCCACTTAATCTTTATCATAATTGTAAATTTTGCAGAAACTGTGATAAATTAAATAATGTGCCAAAGAGTGAACATATTATTATTTGTAAAGATTGTGATATTTGTAAATGTATTAAAGGATTTTTTAATTTAAGAAAAAATAATTTATGCGAGTATGAAGATGTTGAAAATGATATTTGGTTAGAAATTATGAGAACAATTGAAAATTTTGACATAACAAAAGATTTTAATACTTATTTATTTAGTTGTTTATGGGAATTTGTGCCTTCGTTTATAACGAAAAATTTCGTTAAATCTCTTTCAAATAAATCATTAACTAAAATAGATGAAGAAGGAAATGAAACTGAAATGGAAATTCCAGATGAACAAGATAAAAAAACAGAGCCAAAAATATCTATAGAAGAAATCTTTGAGATTTGTAAAGATAATTTCGAAAAAAAGATACTTACCTTAATTTTACAGGGTAAACCGGTTAATAGGACTGTTATAGCAAAAGAATTGAATGTAAGTCCTCAATATATCTCATTGATATTAAAAGACTTACGAAAACGTCTAAAAAAATTCCTTTCAAAAATCTAAATTTGGAGTATACTTAATAGTAGAAAGGCAAAGACAATGAGAAAAGCGAAAAAGAGCACAAAAGAGATAATTTCAGAGATAGAATTTTTTCCCATTATTCCAAAGAATGGAGTTATTGCTTTTGTTTCTTTTACCTATCAAAATTCCTTACGAATACAGGACTGTGCGATATTAACTCGACCTACGGGTGGTTATCGTTTGTCTTTTCCTATTAAAAAATTAGCAAACGGAAAAACTATTCAATCAGTTTATCCCATAAATAAAAAATTAGGCACACAAATAGAAGAAATCCTCTTAATAAATTTTGAGGATTTTTTATTAAGAAAAGTTAAAGATTAAATCAGTAATTATGTTATACTTATAATGAAAGACGAAAAAGAGTTAAAGGAGAAAATGAGATGAAAAATTGGACAAAAGAAGAAATTAAGTTAGTAGGAAAATTAAAAGCAGAAGGCAAATCTATTCAAGAGATTGCAGATATTCTTTCTAAATCTTATGATAGTGTTGCCCATAAGTATCGTCATTCTCAAGTGGAAGCACCAATAAAAGAAAATAAAATATCAACCCAATCTAAAAAAGATAAAATAAATTTATCTGCTCTCATTATCCAGACCTTGAAAGATGAGTTGATAAATGTTGAACCTTATAAGGCTTCTACACAAAGTAAAGTAGATGTTAAGGGGGATACATTAGTTTTACTTCTTTCAGATTTTCACGCTGGGAAAGAAGTTAAAAATCAAGAAGGAGAAATAATTTATAATGAACAAATTTTTAAGAATAGAATTAATCGTCTATGTGAACAAACACTCAAACTTTTAGATAATAATATAAGTAAGGGAGTTCCAATCAGGGATGTAGTTTTACTTTTATGTGGAGATTTGTGTAATGGAGAAAATATATATCTTACCCAAGTTTTTGAACAAGAAACTGCCCCTCCTAAGCAAGTTATGCTTGTTGTTGAAGTTCTTACAAAATTAATAACATCTTTATTAAAAAGAAATTTATCTGTTAAAGTATATGGAGTCAGGGGGAATCATGGTCGCACAGCAAAAGAAGATAATCCAATTTCAAATTGGGATATTATGATTTTTGAAATACTGGATTTTTGGAGTAAATTAGTTTTAAAAAATTCAAAATTACAGATTAAATTTGCAGAAACCGAGCACATGGTATTTGATATTAGAGGGCACAAATTTATGATGCGACATTTAGCCCCTGAACAAGTAGACTCTCCTGCTGGTCGGGTAAAAATAAACGAATGGGCAAGACAATATGATGTTGAAGGAATAATTTACGGACATTATCACCATGCTGCTATTAGTGATTGTGATAATATTAGGGTAATTAGAGGTGGTTCGACAGTTGGTGGCGATTCTTTAAGCGATAGCATGGCAAAACATTCAGAACCAATTCAAATTTGCTTCGGAGTAAATGAACAACGTGTTACCAGTTTTATATACTTCGTTGATTTGGGAGTTAAGTAAAATGAATATCAAAATTTGTAAAAATCCAAAATGTAATAAAGAATTTGAATCTTTTAAAGGTTCTAATAAAAAATATTGTTCTGATTTGTGTCGCAAACAAAATTTTAAGAAGTATTTTTGTAAATGTGGTAAAGAAATAACTATACATATAAAACAATGTCAAAAATGTTATTGGGATTATATTAGAAAATATCCAGAATTTCATCCCCAATATAAACATGGAAAAACTAAAAATAATGAATGTATTGATTGTCATAAACATATAACTTTTTATGGAATCAGATGTCATTCTTGTGCCGAAAAATTAAAAATAGGAGAATTAGCACCAGGTTATATACATGGAAAAGGTTACGAATCGTATCCCGTAGAATTTAATGATAAACTTAGAGAAACAATCCGTAAACGAGATAATTATGAATGTCAGAACTGTGGTATGACCGAAGAAGAGCATTTAATAGTTCGGGGAAGAATTTTAGATATTCATCACATAGATTATAATAAAGAAAATATAAACGAGAGTAATTTAATTACATTATGTAATTCTTGTAATGTCAGAGCTAACTTTAATGCTTCTTATTGGCAAGAATTTTATACAAATAAGATTAAAATAATAATTAATCGAGGCGTAGATGTCAATTATCTGCCGAAATAAAGATAAAGGTGAAGTTAATAAATCAAGAGATAATTCTCTACGCCTCAACTTTTAAATTAGGAGATTAAATGAAGAAAAGAAGTTCTTCTTGTTATCAGAATAAAATTAAAAAGATTACTGAATGGTATAATGATTTGCAAGAAGCAAGAAAAGACCCCAAAGGAGATAATTTAATTAATCCGAATACGAAGGCGGAACCAAAAAAAAGAGAATTAAAACCCCTCGAATATTATTTAGATTTATTAAAAAAGGAAAAATAAAATGAGTCAAAAAACTTTAGAAATTATAATAGTAATAATTTGTTTAGGATATTTAATCTATTTAGGAAGAAAGAATTTAAAGGAGAAGAAGAAATGAATGAATTATTAAAAGATGGTTTAATGATTTTATCAGGATTAATTGGAGGTTATTTACTTATTTTAATTAGAAATAAAATTTTTAAAACTACAAAACAAGAAGTAATTAAAATAATTCCTGAAGAAGAAAAAATTAAATTATTAGACTTATATAATAAAGGTTTAGTTACTTTATCTCATTTAAAAAGTTTAGGAATAGAAGTAGAAAAAAAAATAGAAGGCAAAATAGAAGCATTTAGCGGAGAAAAATTAGCAACAGGTATGTTAAAAGTAAATAATGGGGTATTATGGGCTAAAGATATTGCTTCTATTTTTAATTTGAGAAAATTAATTATAATAGGAGTAATAATTGGTTGTATTTATGGTTATGGTTGGTATAGAGGAACACAAGGAAAACCTGTTCATTTTGATATGAGAGGAAAAGAAGCATTAATACAATTAAATGAACATTATTTAAAAATTGATAAAGACGGAACTGCTAATGTAGTAGATAAAGATGGAAAAATACTTAAAACAATTAAAGTAAAAGATATAGATGCTCTACGAAGGGCATTACGACCCTATGGATTTATTCTTGAACCAATTGTAGTAGCAGGGGGTAGTTTAGGTGAGAGTGGAGCTGGAGTTGAGGCAGGAGCAGGAATTTCTTGGTTTAAATGGTATAAAACTAAGTTAGATTCTTTTTTAACAAGCAAGGGATTCTATCCATTAGGATTATCTTATTCTATTACAGATAATTCTGGCATAGGATTGGGTGCTGGTATCGGATTTAAAGGAGATAAAAGAATTATATTATATTATAAGTGGAGATTTTAATAAGGAATAATAATGCCTATTTTTAAAAGATGTGCGGTATGTGGTTTGAATTTACCTATAAGTGTTATGCAACCAATTCAGGTCAAACATCAAGATAAAATTATAACAGTAGGAATTTGTAATATTTGTAAAAAAATTAAGGAAGAAGAAACCAAAAAGGAAAACTAATGAACCAACTCATTAAATTACATTTGGGTTTGATTAAATATTTAAAAATAGAATTAAGAAAGAAAAGAACATTAAAAGAATTAATTTTATTCTTTGCAAATATAATTAAACTTTATTTAAAAGAGTTAATAAGATTATATAAAACTTTATTTTTGGTATTCGATAAAGATTATCAAAAACAACAACAAGAATATAAAAAATATCAACAAGCAAAAAAAGAAATCGTAGGACTAATTAAATTATTAAGATATTCTAAAGAAAAATTAAGAAAAGCAGGAATATCAAGACAAAGAATTAAAAGATTTTTTATTGATTTAGGTAGTAGAGATGACAATGCACTTCAAATTTTATGTGATGAATTAATGAAAGAAATAGGAGGAAAATAAAATGCCCTATATTAATCAAACACAAAGAAATAAATATGATATAATAATGAGAGCAATTAAATCTTCTACTGGAATAGAAACAAAAGGAGATTTAGAATATTTAGTATTTGCTCTTATGAGAAAATTTATGTCTACCAGAGAAAATCGATATTCAACTTTGCATGAAGTAGTTTATGCTGTTATGCATTGTGCTGATGAATATCGAAGACGTTATTTAGATAAAAGAGAAGATGAAGCAAGAGAAACTAATGGAGATATAGAAGTATGAAAGCATTAAAAATATCTCTTGTAATCGATTCAGTATGTAAAGAATTAGGAATACCTTATTGCTCTATTAATCCTCATTTAGTTACTTTAGATGAAGATGTAAGAAAAATGAGTAGTATTTATTTACAATTAAAACAAATTATAGGAACATTATTAGAAATAGAAGATAGACATGATTTACAAAATCTGAGAAGAAATATGGAAAAAATTATTAAAGAACTTAATGAGGCAGACCATGAAGTTATTAAATTGGCAAGACAATTAGTAGAAAAAGAAGATGATTAAATATTTATTGATTTTTATATTTGGTGTAATAGAAACTTATATTTATACTGGATGGGCATTAACTGCTACACAAAAAAAGAAATGGGTTTCTTCTATACTTATGTTTTTATATATGACAATTTATCTTTTTATTTTGGATAGTGCATTTAAAGATACAAATTCTAAATTAATGATAATAACTTATGCTACATCTTGCGGAGTTGGTAATTTTATTAGAGTTAGACAAGAAAAAAAATGAAAAAAAATAATAAAAAAGAAATTAGATTAATAGATATTACTAAGATAAGATTTGCTGTGGAAATTGAAGTAGAATTTCCTCATTCAAAAGATAGCCAAAAATTAATTGATAGACATAGAGTATTAAATGGTTGGGAAATCGATTGTGATGGTTCATTAGATAATGGTGCAGAATATAGACCAAAAGATGGAAATCATCTTTATTATAATGAAGAATCTTTAACTCAATTGAAAGAAATGTTAGCACTTATTAGAGTACATAGAGGAAAAGTAATGAAATCATGTGGATTACATATTCATATAAATTGTAAGAATTTTACAGATAAACAGATTTTATTTATTATAAAAGAATTTATCGCATGTCAAAAATACATTATTAAAACTTTTGAAGTTCATCCAGATAGGTTAGCAGATACTTGTAAATTATTACCAAGAGAAAATTTAAATAAATTAACAGAAAAACAGATACACAATTTTAGAAAACAAACTCAAGAATGGTCTTATGATGGTTATAATGGACTTCTTGATGAAAAATATCAGGCTTTAAATGTGAGTCATCTTAGACAAGGAGACTATGGTACTCTGGAATTTAGATTATTCGATGCCACACTTTCTTATAAGAAATTAGTGGCTCAAATAAAATGGACATTAGAATTTATTAAGAGGAGCATTGAACGTGAGTAAAATGAATAAGAAAGATAAGAAAAAGAGAAATATTTATTTAAAAATTTGGAGATTAAAAAATCAGCAAAAATTATTATTATATTTTAGAAAATATAGAGCCAAACATCAAATAGAATTGAGAGAATATCAAAGAAAATATAGATTAACACATAAAAAAGAATTAAATTTAAAATTAAAAATGCGATTAAAAAATAATATTAATCTTAGACTTTCAAGTCAAATAAGAAAACGAATATATGAAGTTTTAAAAGGAAACCCAAAAGCAGAAACTACAATGAAATTAGTAGGATACTCTATTGAACAATTAAAACAACATTTAGAGAAACAATTTAAATTAGATATGTCTTGGGATAACTACGGAAAATGGCATATAGACCATATAAGACCTTGTGCGAGTTTTGATTTAAGTAAAGCAGAAGAACAGAAAAAGTGTTTTCATTACACAAATCTACAACCCCTTTGGGCTAAAGAAAATCAAATTAAAGGAACAAATGCGTGAAATTAGAAGTTATTCAAAATTAGTGAATGAAATTATCAATCTTAATATTTCTTTTAGGATTGAAATAATAGGATATGTTATTTATTTTGAAAAAATATATCCGATAATAGCTTTAAAATATAATTCAAAAATGAATAATAAAACTATAATATTTTTAAGTGGAAATCACGGAGATGAACCATATGCAATTACCACACTTTTAAAATGGTTAAAACAACCAATTATGTTTCCCGATTTTAATTATTATATTTTTCCAATTATTAATCCATTTGGATATTCTACAGGTAGAAGAACCAACGGAAATCGTCAAGATTGTAATAACGATGCTAATTTTATTAAGGATTCTAAAGTATCAGAATTATCAATTTTGTTTGAACAATTTCCGCAAACAGCAAGTATGATATTAGATATTCATGGAGATACAGGAAAGTCAGAAGTATATTGTTATGAACATAAATCAGATAATCTTCCTTCAATTGCAGAAAAAGCATTAATAGAAAATGATAATTTATTACCTTATTTAAAAACAAAAACAATTTATAAGGTTCCTGTAAATAACGGTATAATAATTCCTCCAAAAGAAGATATAGGTATTGAAGGATTTTTAGAAAAATTAGGAATACAATATTCTCTTACTTTAGAATTGCCTGGAAAGTTTGATGGACAAAAACGAGCCGAAGGTGGTATAGCAATTATAAATTCGATTATTCGTAATTTTAAAGAGGTTAAATAATGATTTATTGTTGGGTAAGAGATTATTATGTAGAACAAGATGAATGTTGTGTTTTATGTAAGAATTACGATGAACAAACAGATAGTTGTAAAGAGGAGAAGAAGAAATGAAAAAAGATACCGAATGTATTGAATGTGGCGGTATAGCGGAAATAAATTATTACTGTGATACTTGTAGGGATAATTTAATTACAAAATTTTTAGGAGTTCCTATTACAGTTACATTTTCTTACGGAAGTAATTTAGATGGAGAAGAATATCATTTTTGTGGTTATAAATGTTTATTAGATTTTATTGTAAACGAATTAAAAAAAATTAAAAAGGAAGCAACTAAATGAAAGAAAAAACATTCGTAAAAGATTTAATCGAAAGTATAGTATTGGGTATTGTTATAGGTATACTAATTATTTTTGGTATTGTACAATATCAAAATAAAAATGCTACTAAATTAGCAATAAAAGAATTACAAAATCAAATTATCGATATACAAGAAGCATATAATAATCTTCTTGATAATGATATAGAATTAACTAAAGAAATTCAAGAAATAAATAGAAATATTCAAAAAGAACCAAATATAAAACAATTACTAAATAGTAGTGTATTTGTAAAGTCTGAGTTTGGATTGGGTGCAGGAACTGTTATTAAAAAAACCGAAACGGAAATGTATGTTTTGACTTGTTATCATGTTGTGGCTGAAATAATAGAAATGAATAAAAAAGGATATAATACCAAACCTTCAGTCGGATACACTAAAATAGATAATTTAAATAGAATTGCAGGAATGGTTGTTTATGGAGCAAAAATAATTAAATATGATGAAGATAATGATTTGGCTCTTTTAAAAATAAATGTTATTGATGATAATTTAGAAGTAGTTTCTATAGCAGAAATTTATCCAGAACAAGGAGAAACAATTTATTCTGTAGGAAATCCATTAGGATTTTTAAGAACTATTTCTAAAGGAATTCTAAGTAGGATAACTGAAAAATTTTATATTTCGGACAATACAACGACCTATGGAAATTCTGGAGGGGGTTTGTTTAATAAAGATGGAGAATTAATAGGTATTCCTGTTCAACTTGGTTATATTTATAATTTAGAAGGTTCTCTTTCTCCCGAAACAAGTTTAGGAAAATCAGTTAAGTTATCAATTATTAAAGATTTTTTAGAAGGAGCATTTTAAGTGGAAGAAAATAAAAGATTAAAATATACTTCGTACTTGGCTGGGGCGATTGAGGCTGCTTCTAATAAGGAAATGAAATCTTGGAGAAAAGAAGTAGCCGAAAAATTAGCTAGTCCTGATTTGGGTATTTATGACCCCGTAGAACAAGAATCTAGTAAGGTAGGAAAAGAATCAGGTAAACAAGTTGAATACATTACTGGATTAAAACAAGGAGGTCATTGGGATATTTTTGGAGAAGAGATGTCTAAGATTTGGTGGGGAAAAATAGATACTCTTAAATTAGATAAAATTAGATTACTTATTTATCTTTATGAAAAAGCCAGATTAGAAGGAAATTATTTAACCGATTTTTGTTATTGGGGAGATTACGAAGCAACTGTCCGTTCAGATTTTATTATTACTTATTATCCAAAAGATATTAGAACAGTAGGAACATTAAATGAAGTACATACTTGTTATCTATTCAACATACCTATTTATTTAATTCTTCCAGACCATCCAAAAACAGAAGAAAATTCTACATTAATAGATGAAGTTATGAAAAGTGGGGGCGAAATTTTTTATTCGATTAATGAGGCATGTACTTTTATTAAAGATAAATATCATTTAAAAGAACCTAAAGAAGAAAAAGAAGAAATAAAATCCGAAGAAAAGAAAGAGGACAAAAAATAATGAGAAAATTTAAAACAGGAGCGACTCGTGATAATGAAGAAGGTAAATTTGATTATGAAGGATTTTATAATCCTTTAGTAATTAAAAGATTTGGTCAATACATGGATAAACACCGTAAACAAGCAGATGGGAAATTAAGAGATTCGGATAATTGGCAAAAAGGAATCCCCAAAGATGCTTATATTAAATCTGCTTGGAGACATTTTATAGATTGGTGGATGGAACATAGAGGATATAAAAGTAGAGAAGGAATCGAAGATGCTCTTTGTGCACTTTTATTTAATGTACAAGGTTATCTTTTTGAAATTTTGAAAAATAAAGAAGATAGACCATTTATAGAAAAAGAAGAAATAATAAAACCTACTCCGTTACCAGTAATTTGTATTGAATGTAAACAATCTAAACATTATTCATGTTTTGCTTGTACAGGTAAAAAAGGAAATAAAAAATGACCGATAAACTCTATTTAGCATGTATAATATTTTTTACAATTGATTTAACATTAGTTGCGACTACCTGTGTATGTGTAATGATTTTAGTAAGGAAAGTTATGTTGGGTAAGGTTGAAATAAAGATAGTAGATAAGAAAATTAGATTAGACCGAGATTTTATAACAACAGGAAAATAAAATGTCAGACCCAAAAGAAACAAAAAAACTAATAAATCTACCAGAAAATATTCCTGTAGATTATAATTTTGAAAGAATGTTAAAATCTTTTATGAAACAAATCGACAAAGATGGTATTATTAAAGAAATTAAAGCTAGACGTTATTATATTAAACCATCGGAAAAAAAGAGATTAGCAAAAAAAACAAAAAGGAGAAACTAATGAAAACAGAATATTTTGTAGATACAGTAGGATTAGAGAAGTTATTAGTAGATTATAAAGAAGTATTTGATTTATTGGATGATATTTCTCAACAACTTTTGCAAGGAATTATAGCAACTGTAGACCAATATAAAGAGATATTAAATCAAGCAACAGGAGCTTATGGAACATTAGAACCTCTTTATTCTATGTCTATTGCCTATAAAGAAAATTCAGAACTACATTATTTTGTAGAGAAAAAGAGAGAATTAGAATCTAAAGGAGAAAAACTTACTGTAGCTTCTGTTGATAAAGAAGCAAGTGAATCTGTAGGTCAGATTAGAAGAGTTAGAAATATTTTAGAGGCATATGTTTCTGTTTCTGAAAAAATTATTATTACTGCTCAAACACAGATGAAACAAATGGCACAAGATTATAAATTTAAACCACAAGAAGAAAGATAAATGAATAAAAATAATAATTTACAGAATTTATTTGTTTTACTTTTATTACCTGTTATTATGTTTATAGGAATTTTTGTATGTATTTATGAGGAAATAAATGGTTAAAAAATTAATTATAGTTGATAGTGGTAACATTATGTTCAAAGCAATCTTTGCTTTCAGGAACAATAGTCAAGTACCAGCAGTTTATACTTATTTTAGAATGATAATTGGTTATTTGAAAAAAATTGGAGTAAACTTAGATGATAAAATAGTGGTCGCCGAAGATTTTGGTTCTTGGAGAAAAGATATAGACCCAATGTACAAAGCTCAACGAAAAGATTATCGTGAAAGTAAAGAGGACAGCGATTGGTGGGCTGAAGTATTTAAAGAGTTTAATGATTTTCTTCCTAAATTAGAACAATGTTTACCCTGGAATTTTGTAAAAATTTATAAGATGGAAGCAGATGATGTAGCAAGTGTGGCAATTCGTTATTTAGAAGCTGATGAAAAAATAATGATAAGTTCTGATGAGGATTGGCAGCAATTGTGCGTTTTACCAAACGTTAAGGTATTTTCTCCATATTCAAAAAAGTATAAAATTGTTAAAAATCCAGAAAAAATCTTATTGAAAAAGATTAAAGGAGATATAAGTGATAATCTTCTGGAGGCACCAAAAACTGAAGCAGAATTTGAAAAAAGAAAAATGATTGTCGACCTTATTCATTTACCAGTTCATATAGAACAAATTATTAGACCAGTAATAGAAACCCTTCCGATTAAGAATTTGTATATTAACAAGGTACCCTTCCGTACATGTCGTGTGGAATTACAAAAACTTTACAAATTGGAGGAATGATGGTAAAGATAATTAACAAATTACTTTTAACTACTTGTTGGATTTGTCAAGGAAAAGGATGTAAAGTTTGTAATAATACAGGAAAATGGAAAGATAATATAAATTATATTATTTATGAAAAAAATGGTAAGAAATTTGCCATAGATTCGGATAATATAGGATAAAGGAGAAAATAATATGAGAAATTTAGCCAAAATTGTAAAAGATAAAAACAATGCTGTTTATCTTAAAGTCTATGATAAGAATGTTAAAGTTTTGGCTTATTTTAAAATTGAAGAATATAATACAGACCCAGAAGGTAAAGTAGAAGAATTAAGTGATGTATTTAGTATTGATTTATCAGGAGAAAAATAATGAAATTAAAATATAGATTAGGATTGATTGCTTATACAATTATAAGTAAATTTGGATTAAATAAAGTTACAATAGATTTATTAAGTTGGATAGAAAGAAAATTAAATAAGGAGGAATAAAATGGAAGTAAAAGGTAAAATTCTTGCAAAAAAAGGAGATAATAAAGCATTTAAACTTGATGATGGTAATTGGTACAATTTGAATGATAATGTTATACCTTATTTAGAAAAAATGAATAAGGGAGATGAGGTTGTAGTTACTTTCGAGAAGAAGGGTGTAAGTCGTTATGTATCAAAATTAGTAAATACAGCAGAAGTAGCAAAAACAGAAACAACTTCTACTACCGAATTTGCTTGCGAGGTTTGTAATGCTCCTTTGAAAGATGGAAAATTTAAGAAATGTTATATGTGTAACAAATCTGGTGCAACCAAAAAAGAAGACCCAAAAAGTAATCCAGCAGTAACAGAACCAAAAAAACCTTATACACCTTATGATAATCCTGAAAAAACAGCACAGATTCAAAGAGGTAATGCTTTAAATGCTGCTGCTGCGGTTGTTGGTGGATGTAATTTGAATAATCCAAAAACATCAGAAGAAATAGAGGCAATAAAACAATTTACATTATTATTGGCAGAAGATTTTCTAACTTGGTTAAGAGGCGAATAATTATTCATTATTTTTGAATAAAATGAGAAAAATAATTGCTTATTGCTTCCATTGTAAAAAAGATACAGAACAAAATGCAGTAGCGGAATCGTATTTAGGACTCGATGGGATTACTATTTTTATTAATTATTGGACAAGATGTTTAGAATGTGGAGAGAACTGTATTAACAAAACTAAAGAAATTAATTCTGAGGATTTAGAATAAAATGAAAAAATGCAAATACGAACAATGTCAGTATGATAAAAGTATTTTTTGTATACATCCAAAAAATAAAGCACAATTATGTGAACAAAATTTTTGTCCATTATTAAAGAGGAAAAAATAATGATAACAACCGAACAATTATTCCAGTATCTTGAAAAAAAGATACCTACTTTTGTTAAAACAAGAAAGGCAAAGACAGGCGAGATGCTTTTTACATGCCCAAACATTGCTAATCATAAATTTAAATCGGCTCCTTCTGCAACATTTTCTCCAAGTGGAAATGTTGTATGTCTTATTTGTGGTTGGAAAGGCACAATGTTTGATGCCATTCGCATATTAGAAGAAGATAAGAAAAATAATACAGATGCTGATATTACTGATTATCTTATTGGTCTTTTACATCTCGATATGTATACTGAATTATCTTTTTATGAAAAGTATGGATTTGCTTTAATTCCTCTTCTTCAAAATTCTAAAGCAGCATTTGAAAAAGGATGGACAGAATCTCAATATAGAGATAAAGTACATTGGATAAAGTGGTTGAATAATTCTTTAAACATTGGACTTCGGACTGGAGAAGTTAATGGAATTACAGTCATTGATGCTGATTTTAAAGTTGCACCAATTGGATTTGAAGAAATTTATAAAGAATTAATTGGATTAAATACATTAATGCAAGATACACCTCATGGGAGACATTTTGTTATTAAGTATGATAAAGATATTCAACAAACTACAAAAATTGCAGGAATACATCTTGATATTCGTAATGATGGTGGACAGATTGTGGCTGCACCATCTCAAATTGATAATACTTCTTATAAATGGGTTAATTTAGGAATAGAAATTAAAACCATTACTCCAGAATTAAAAATTAAATTATTAGAATTAATGAAGAAACAAACTAATAATTCTGATAAAATTTCTGATGAAGAATCTTTGAAAGTAAAGAATAACGATTTGGCAGGATGTCGAAATGATACGATGGTTTCTATTGGGGGTATGTTGATAAAACAATTAACTCCAGAGCATACCGAATTTGTTCTAAATATTATTAATAGACATCTTTTAGAAAAATCAATGCCTTCTCATGAACTCCGAGCAATGATGGGCAGTTTAATGAATTATAAAGGGGATGATGAAGGAACTTATGAACAAACTATATACGATTATATGAGATTAATGCAGACAGATGTTACACCAAGAGATGTAATAGATAATACTAAATTACCAAGAGCCATTGTTGATAAGTATTTAAGTAAATTTGTTAAAGAAGGCAAAGCAGTAAGAATGGGAAGAGGTCGTTATCAATATAAAGAAAAAATTGAATGGTCTGATACTATTCCTGAAATGGTAACAGAATATAAATATAAAATACCTTATTTTAATGATATTGCTATTTTTCAGGATAAAGATGTTATTCTTTTGGGTGCCAAAACTAATGATGGTAAAACTACAATAGCATTAAATATGATTAAAGAAATGATAGTACAAGGAATTAAACCTTATTATATTTATTCAGAAGCTGGTTCAAGGTGGCAGAAAACATCAGAATTTTTAGGTATTACGGGAAAATTTTATCGTACTTATCATGAGAATCCATTAGCAATAGAATTAGAATATAATGCTTTTAGTATTATAGATTGGTTACATTTAGAACATAAAGAGCTTACAGATACTACATTAAAACATTTGAATGATGAATTACAGAGAAAAGGTGGTATTTTAGTTATTTTTACACAATTAAAAACTACAAATGAATGGTTCGCACCAAATTTAATAGACCACTATCCTACATTTGCAGCTAGATACATACAAGATAATGATTCTAAGACTGAAGGGCATTGGGATATTCAGAAAATAAAAGAACCAAGAGGTAATTTCTGTACATACATTCTTCCTAGTGAATACAATCAAGAAACTCGTATTTTTAAGAAAAAGGATATTATCTAATGAATAATATACATATTGAAATTTGTCCTTATTGTAATCAAAAAATAGAAGTAAGTTATGGAACTAGACCTTGCCCGAAATGTAATAAATTAATTAACATTTTTCCAGATGATTCAATTATACTAAGGAGGATGATAAATGTTGGGATTGGAGAATTATTTACAAAACTTTTTACAAGATAAGAATTTAATTAAAAAATATTTAAAACAAATTAATACTATTACATTAATTGAAATTATAAAAATTTTACAAGAAGAATTAAAATTAAGAATTAAAGAATTTGAGACAAAAAAGAATGAATAATCTTATTAAACATATAAATAAATTAAATAATCTTTATCATTCTTTTAAAAAAAATTATTCTGACATGAAAAAAATGTTTCGCAATCATTCTTGTATTTTACAAAAAATTAAATTATCAGAAGAAATTTTAATGCAAGCATATATGTTAATTTCAGAAAAAACAGAAGAAACAGAACAACATAGAGAATTTAATAAAATTATAAAAGGGATAAAAAATGAAAACAAAAATCTATAAAATTAATCCTACTAAGAAACAATTAGCCATAATGAAACTTTATTGGGATATGTTTCAAGCTGAACAAAGTAATTTGTGGATAAGAATAGGTGAATTAGAAAGAGAAATGAGCAAGAAAACTGGAATTGAAGAACTTGAATTTTTTCAAGATGATAATGATTGGGTTGGAATAGGTCAGGGAAATAGAGAAATGAGATTAATTTATGGAGAAGATTTAAAATGAACACTAAAGATGTAGGAAGAAAACTCGAAGAATATATTCTTGCTAAAGTAAAAGAAATAGACCCACAGGCAAGATTAAGTAGAGGGTCTGGTTGTGGCAATGATTATTCCGATATTACAAGTTCACTTTATTTTATTGAGTGCAAGAAACGTAATACAATAGATTTTACAATTAAAGAAAGTGTGTGGAATCATCTAAATAATAATTTACCCATTAATACAAAAAAGATTTGTTTTATGGTGCACGAAAATAAGAATGGTAAACGATTAGTAACATTGGATGCAGAAGATTTTTTTAGATTATTAAAGGAGAAAAATGAATAATAAAACATTTTTAAAAATAGATATTGAAACCGATAATGTCATTATTAATGGTATTTGTATGAATGATGGAACCTTATTATGTAATTTAGGTTATGCTTGTGATTGCTGTCCTTATAATTATGACCCAGAAGTAGAAGAACGCTTACAGGTGGGATTATAATGTTACATATTACTTATTGTTATAAAGAGGATTCTGAAGTTACTTACGAAGCAAGTTGTGAAAAATGTGTTTATTTTACTCATTTTGTGCAATTGTCTGTAGATTGGTTTGAATGTACTTATTTAGAAGAACGTTTACAAACAGGATTATAAAATGGATTATTTTATAGATTTAATATTTGTAATAATAATAGGAATTGGTGTAGGAATAATTATTAGTAAATTATTACTTTTAATACCGATAGGATAATTATGAAAAAATTATGTAATACATGTAAAAATTGGACAAGATATTTAAAATTAGAAGATAACTGTTTATGTTCAATTCAATCAAGAAGTATGACTGATATTTATACAAATGCTAGAGATTCATGTGGACTATATAAAAAATGGGAACATAATTTTAAAAAATTTAGAAATAGTATTAAACCTAAAATAAAAATAATATGAAAAATAAACTAAAAATAAAAGAACCTATCTGGATTTCTCGTAGCGTGGGTATTGCTGCCAAAAGAGCATTTGCAGACCTTGAGATACAAATTATGTATAAGGACTCTTATGGTAATAAAGTTTATCCTGCTCTTTATAAAATTGCAAAAGAAAAGATTATAACATATCCATATAGATATATTGGTGGTAATAGAATTTATATAGTACCTATAAAAGATTTAACAATTATAAAGGAGAGATAAATGGACTATTGTGGAAGTTGCGATATTGCGTATGAAGGAAGAGATTGTCCACTTTGTGAAGCAATGAAAGAAATAGAGGAATTGAAAAAAGAAATAGAAAGAATAAATAATTTAGAATAGGAGTAAAAATGTCAAGAACTAAGAAGTATATTTACGGAAGAAATAATACAATACATCGTACTAAATTATTAAATATAGAAGTAGATAAAAGAACAGGTGAGATAGTTTCAGTATGGTTTAGATGTATGATTCTTCCCTTTGATGTAACAAAAATAGATAAAAATAGAGCAAATGAAATGAGAAGAGTATATAAAGAAAATGAGATAATACAAATAAATGCTATAGAAATAGAGGAGGTTATAGATGGGAAGAACTAAAGGTGCAAAAGGTAAAAAGAATAAAGCAGAAATTGCATTAGAAATTGTTAGAAAACAAGAATGTTCACCAGTAAATGAACATTCACAAATAGTGAACAATCCTTTAATAGAAAAAAATAATATACAAATCTCTCAAGAAAGAAAAGATAAATTAAATCAAACTCTGAGGGAGATTAATAAAATTATTCCTGATTCTGTTAAGTATGCTAAAGATATTGAAGTTAAGGAGAGGCAATCCTTTGGTTATAAATGTCTTGATAAATTAACAGGCGGTGGCATAATTAGAGGTAATTTTACGACTATTTGGGGGTCAAAAGCATGTGGAAAAAGTACAATTGCTTATAAAATGATTGCAACAGCCCAAAAAGAAGGTAAAATAGCAACTTATTTGGATATTGAGAGGTCTTACGACCCCCTATGGGCTGCAAAATTTGAAGTAAATGTAAACGATTTAGTTATTGTGAATATAGAAACAGCAGAACAAGCATTAGATACAATTATAAAATTATGCCGAGAGGATGTTATTGATTTGATTGTTTTGGATAGTATTCAAGGTCTTACACCGAAACAAGAAAATTATGCTGGTAAAGGAGAAAAAGAAAGGTCTGTGGAAGACGATAGTATGGCATTACTTGCCCGTAAACTTTCACAATTTTTTAGAATGGCTGCTGCTCCAGTTTCTAAGGCTAAATGTGCAATATTATTGATTGGGCAAGCACGAATGGATTTATCATCATTTATTAAGTTAGAAACCTTATCAGGAGGTCATGCTTTGTTACACAATAGTCGTTTAATTTTAAGATGTAGAAGAGGACAGGGTGCAGATGCTCCCACAGAAAAAAAAGAAACAGGAAAAATAACAGAAAAAGGTAAACCAGAAATGAAATCTGTACCAATAGGATTTGATTGTGTTATTCATGTAAATAAATCACAGATACAAGGATGTACAGAAGGTGATGAAATACACGTACCCTTCTATTATAAGGATGGAATAAAAGAATGAAAAAAATAGGTATTTTTAAAATTTATTTTTATCCTTTAACAATTACTGGATTTGGAATTCATGCCGATTACAAATTATTAGAAATTAGTTTGATTTGGTATAATTTAATTATTGATTGGGATGAGGAAGAAAATGGATAACTTCACTTTAGATAAATGTTCAGTTTGTGGTGAACATAAGGCATTGAAGAATGGTGTATGTGTTGATTGTGATAAGAAGAATGATATGCCTAATTTTTTAAAAGATTTATTTGGAGGATTTAAAAATGAAAAAATATAAAAGAACTCTATTAGATGAAATAAGATATTATGGATTTTATATTTGGTGGAATTTTATTACTGATTTAAAATGGAAAATTCCTAATCTTATTCATCGTGCTTATTATGGATGGGGTAAGGCAGATACGTGGAGTTTTGATACTTATTTAGCAAAAATAATTAATGAAGGAATTACTTATCTCAAAAAAGATAAATCAGGAATACCTTGTGATTTAGCAGAAAAATATGATGATGAAATTGCTATAATAAAACGAGATGAAAGATTAGATAAAATAATTCATGCTTTTAAATTACATCTTATTTGGGTAGACGGAAGAATATTAACAGAAGAAGAAAAAATAGAATACCAAGAAGGATTAGAATTATTTATAAAATATATGGGAGATTTGTGGAGTTAATTATGGCTAAATTACCTTTTTATTTTAAAGATGTTAAAAACTATGTTAAAAATGGAAAATTATGGGTGGATTTTAAAATATCTAATATTGGTATATTATGTTTAATTATAGATTGTTTAATTAAAAAATTAATTAGAATTAAAAAATGAAAATTCTTATTTTAGAAGATAATTTAGACCGTATAGAAAAATTTAAACAATTATTTAGAAATCAAGAATTATTTATTTGTGAAACTGTAAATGCAGCCAAAGAAGCATGTTTATTAAATGATTTTCAAACGATTCTATTAGACCATGACCTCGGAAATGCAATTTGGGTAGATTCAAATGAAGAAAATACAGGGTATACATTTGTAAAATGGTTGGTTGATAATGAAAGTCAAAAGCAAGCATTATGTTATATTCATTCTATGAATTTTGTAGGGGCAAATAAAATGATGAATTATTTATTAGATAATGGAAGAGATGGAATTTGGATTCCATTTCATTTATTAAAATTGGAGGGCATGTAATGGATAAAGATAGAATGATACAGCAACAAACAAACCTAAAACAAAATAAAAATAAATCTTCTGAAGAAATTGAACAACTGGTTGATAAAAAAATTCAGGAAGAAGAATTATTAACTGCTTTTATTGGATTAAATGATACCGAAAAAATAAAAGCAATGCAATTATATAATCAGTATATAACCGAACATAGTTTTGAGTCTTTAGCCGAAAAGAGTACACTTATTAATTTAGTCTATCTTGAAATTTTAAATGATAGAGTTAAATTATTTATTGAAAAAGAAGGTAATGAAAAACAAGGTGCTATACCATTAAGAATGACCGAACAACTTGTTGAAAATACTACACAAATAATGGTACTCAAAGAAAAATTAGGTATGCTCAAAAATAAAGAAGATGAATCTGCTTTAGATTTGATTAATGAATTAAAAGAAAAAGCATTAACCTATTATAATGAACATGCTGGAGAGACCTATGTAAAATGCCCAGAATGTCAGAGTTTATTCAGATTATTAATGAAAGTAGATGGATTAGAACCTGCAAAAGCGACATTTTTTCGTGGCACGACCCTTTACAATGTTAAATTAATGGAACTTTATCATTATAAAAAAGTAACATTAGAAGACTGTGCAGAAATAATGGGAGTTAATAGTAAGTATATTACTTTTATTTATGAAAATATTTATTTAAAAAAGGCGGAATAAATGAAAATTATTATAAAAAATTTAATTCCACAATCAATAACAACTTTTAATAAAGATAGTAAAAGAATTAGATATGCTGGAAAGGATGTAGGAAAAATAATAGAATTTATCGAAACTGATACTGGAATAGATGCAATAGCAGAAATTACTAATAAAAAATTAATTATTAAACTTAGAAATGGAAATCATAATATTAATTTAAATAAAGGAGAATAAATGGAATTTATTTATTCAAAAGAAATTCAGGATTTAATAGATAAACTTGAAGAAATAAGACATTTATATCCTAAAGATTTTATAGATAATCAAATTATTAAAATAAAAGAATTAGCAATACCAATAATTTTGATTAAAAAACGACAAAAAATCTATTAAAGATTAAAGGAGATTAATAGGTTATGGAAAATAATTGTGTTAAGAGATATAGTGCTTATAGACTTTCCAAAGATTTTAGAATTATCAATTTCGATAAACAAAGTCCTAAATGTAGAACTTGTTGTGATTACGATTGGTGTATTCACGAACAGCCAGAAAGAGACAGATTGGGGAGAATTAAATAGACTATGGAGAAGAAAATTTTTATTTGGTTACAAATAGAACCAGAAGAAAATAATAGAATAAATAGAGATTTATTAGAATCTTTTGGCTTAGAAAATTCAGGAGGAAATGCTAAAGGTTATTCTGATTATGAAGGTTATATTACAGACGAACAAATTGAAATAATTAAAAAAATTAATATAATTAAATTACATATTCATTCAGAATTTAAAAAAGGAGAGAAAGAAGATGAAAGATTGGCTAGATAAAGCAAAGGAACATTTAGAAAAATGCAAACAATTCATAGATGAAGGTTGTTCTGAATGTAAGGATTGTATTGAAGATTGTGAGGGATTTAAAATTAAAAAATTACTTAATAGGGCATATAAATTATTTACCCAAAAATGATAACTAATAAAAATTTAACTAAACAAGAAAAAAGAATATTAATTCATTTGACAAATGCTTGGAATGAATTTATTAAATTAGATACTCAACACCCTGATGAATTAAGAGATTTTGCAGATGGATTGCATAAATGTCAATATTTAATTGGTATGAGAATAGCAAGAAGAATAGAACCAAAAATATTTCCCATAAAATGATAGCCAAAATTAAAGAAAACGATTTAAAAGCATTTCAGGTCTTATCTCATCCGATAAGTGCGTCTCAAATTCTTTTCCATGATTTTGATTCATTAGGAACGTGGGATAAAGAAAAATTTGGACATATTCGTGTTTATCAGTATCCTATGATGTCATTTGATAGTTTATTTTTATATGATAAGAAATTATCTAAAGAAAAGAATTGGGAAATTAAAAATAATTTAGCTGAAAATTATAATCTTGGGGGGAGACTTACTGGAAAATCAGCAATTTCTATTCTTATAGATTCTATAGTTGGCACTTTTAATAAAGTTTATACTTGGACTGTAATTAGTTCCTATGATAAGTTACATCTACAAGAAATCTTTGAAAAAATGATTAATTGTTTTGAAAATCATAAAATAATGAGAATTTTAAATGTACATCCGTTAAGAAGTCCTACTTTTAAATTAAATTTTGCAAACGGATGTTTATTAGAAAGTGTAAATATGAATATTGCCAGCAAAAATCCAGGTGGTCAATTCTTTGGTAAACATTTTGGAAGACACTATATGGAAGAATCTTCGTATTTAACTAAAGAAGTTTCTGGAAAAATGCTTATGGCACAATCAGAACAAGGTTGTATAAATCGTTTTTCTGGTATGACTACATTTACAAAAACATCTCCAGTAGGCGAAATATTTTTTGATTTAAAAAACAAAAAAAAGATTATTAATCTTCCTTCCTATATTAATCCTACTTGGAATGATAAAAAAGAAGCAGATGCTATAAAAGAATTTGGTGGTAAGGATTCTCCTGGTTATCAAGTACAGATTGATGGTAAGGTTATTGAAGGTGCCGAAAGTGTTTTTGATATTCAAAGAATTAGGCAAACTTATTTAGTAGATAAAAAAGGCAATCCTATTTCTATTAAAGCATTTGAAGTAAATAAAGATAGTTTTTTTAGATATAAAGAAATTGTTATTGTTGAGAAACCTGTTAATGCTGAATTTTTAGGAATCTATGCAGACATTGGCGAGGGTGGGGCAGCATCTGAATATATTATTATTTCAAAAACAAATCAAATTTATAGATATATATATCGTATCACTACATTTCAATTATCACCCGAAGAAGAAAAAGAATTTCTCGGATATTTAATTAGTCTTTTACTACCTAATATTATAGGGTTGGATAATACTTCTGGAGTAGGCAAGGCATTGATAAGTGCATTAAGAAAAGATTATCCTGATAATGTTATTCCCGTTTCGTTTAATGAAAACATTCAAATTGGATTAGCCAGAGATAAAGATGGAAAATTTATTACAGATAAATCAGGGCAGATTGTATATGAAGAAGCCAATATGGTAGATTGGAGTATGCAGAGATTAAAAGATATTTTCTATAGTAAAAAAATACAGATGTTGGAAGATATAAAATTCGATACAGAAATTAATAATGTTATTGTTGGAAGAACAAAACAAGGTAAGGTCATGTATGGTTATAAAGTGGCTAACCATTTATTTCAAGCCTTTCAAGTATTTGCAATTTGTGATTGGTTAAAAGAGGGTTTACCTAATTTAAAACCCATTAAAAAACGTCGCCCTGGGTTTGGGAGTTTCGGAAATGCATAAATTAAAAGTATGTTCAAAATGTAAAAAAGAATTGAATATTAATAATTTTACAATAGATAATAGAGCTAAAGATAAATTATTAGGTTATTGTAAACAATGTGTTAAAGATTATCAAATTTTACATAAAAAAGAAAGAAAGATATATTTGGAAAATAATAAACAAAAATTTATTTGTTACAGGAAAAAATATTATCAAATAAATAAAGAAAAAGCAAAACAATATTATCAGGAACATAAAATAGAAGTTATTCAAAAACATAAAAATTATTATGAAAAAAACAAAGAAAAAATTTTATATCGTATTAAAATTTATCAAAATAAAAAAATAAAAATAGATATTAATTTCCGATTAGCTGCTTATCTAAGAACAAGAATTTGGCATGCTCTTAAAGGCAATCCTAAATTATCTACAACTATGAAATTGGTAGGATGTAATATTAAACAATTAAAACATCATCTTGAAAAACAATTTATTAAAGGAATGACGTGGAAAAATTATGGTAAGTGGGAAATAGACCACATAAGACCTTGTGCTTCTTTTGACCTTAGCAAACCAAGTGAACAGAAGAAATGTTTTTATTATAAGAATCTTCAGCCTTTATGGAAAGAAATAAATAGACGTAAACAAGGAAAAATATAATGTTATCATTTGGAGTAACAAATATTGCCAATGTTGGTCGGGAGATATATGTCTGGTATCGCATAGACAAGACTCTATCTTGTTTTAAGGATTCTACTTTTCGACCTTACTTTTATCAGATTTCTCCAAATGGTATTTACAAAACAATTGATGGCAAAAAAGTAGAAAAAATAATATGTAGTAGACCTTCAGATGTTAAGAATCGCAGAGACGAAGGAAGTTATGAAGCTGATATACTTTTCACGAAACGATATATAATAGATAAGATTACTAATTTTAATAAAATAGACCTACATTGGTCTTTTATAGACATTGAAGTACTTTGTAAAGAACTTCCTAATTATCTCAACCCATCTCAGCCTATCTCTTGTATTTCATGTTCTAATTCTTATACTGGGGAAATTAAGACTTTCTTTTTATTAGATTATTATGATTCTGTAAAATCAGATGTTCCTCTTGCAGAGAATAAAGATTGGATTGAAATTGCAGAGGAAGAATTATTAAATGATTTTGTAAAATGGACAAAAGAACAACAATTTGATTTGGTATTGGGATGGAATTTTATTGAATTTGATTGGCTTTATCTTTGTGCTAGATATAAGAAAATATTTAGTTGTGAATTAGCAGAAATGTTAAGTCCAATAGCACAATCAAAATATTTAGGAAGTTCTCAAAAAGTGGAACCTACATTAATTCCTGCTGGATTAAGTGTATGCGATTATTTTGATATGTATAAAAAGATTTATCGCACAGAACCATCTTATGCTTTAGATATAATTGCTCAAAAGCGTTTAAATGAACAAAGTTTTAAAAAGGTAGATTTTAGTAGATTAATTCCAGAAATAAAGGAAAAGAATATAAATGATGTTAAAAGAATGATAGATATTGAAAAGAAATTAAAAATAATTGAATACTATGATGAACTTAGGCGAATGTCTATGTGTGAATGGAGTGATGTTACCTGGAATTCTAAAATGATAGATATGATTCTTCTTAGAGAAGCTAAACAAAAAGGAATAATACTTCCCTCTAAACATTACGGTGAAGGATTAGAAGTCGATGAAATCGGATTTGAAGGAGCCTATAGAAGATGTGATACTGGTCTTTATAAAGGTCTTTGGAAACTTGACCTTTCCTCTGCTTATCCAATGGCAATAATTAATTTCTGCCTGGATATTTCAAACATTAAAAATGAAGGAATTACCATAAACATGGTAAAGTTTTACCAGAATGAAAATGCTCTTCTTCCCACAATAGCCAGAAAATTAATTAGTAAGAAAGATATTTTAAAAGCACAATTAAAATCTTTAAATCCAGAAACTGAAGAAGCCAAAGATTTACAAATTAAATATGATGCAATTAAAGCGGTTGTTAATTCTCTTTTTGGAGTGTGCGGACTAAAGATTTTTAGATTGTTTGATTATAGAGTTGCTGCAAGTATTACATTTTTAATTAGAGATTTATTGCATTATGTAGAAGATAAATTAATAGAAAAAGGAATGAAAGTAATTTATATAGATACAGATTCATTTTTTATAGATGCAAAAGAAAATCCTAAAGATTTATGTAATGAACTAGTCAAACAATGGGCAAAAGAAAAATATAACAAGGATAAGATTGGTATCGAATTTGATTTAGAAGGTAAGTTTGATAAGATTTTTATAATTGCTCTGTGCCATTATAAAGGATATTTAAATACACCAAGGGGTGTAAAAGAAGAAATAAAAGGTATAGAGGCTCGTAGGAAGGATAGTTCTAATTTTATTAGAGAATTCCAGACTAATCTTATTGAAAAAATAATGAATGAAAAGCCACAAGAAGAAATAATTAAATGGATTAATTTAGAAAAAGAACGAATTAAAACATTACCCCTGCAAGATATTGGATTTCCTGCAAGATTAACAAAACAAGATGGAGAGTACAAAACTATAGTAACAAATGCTAAAGGAACAACTTATAATAGAAAGTTACCAATTCATATCCAAGCAAAAAATAATAGCAAAAAAATATTTGGAAAATTTGATAAGCAATTGGGTGATAATTATTGGTGGATTTATTATGTGGACTAAAGAAGATTGGAAACAATACGCAAAAGAATATTATCAATTATATAAGAAAAAAATTCTTTTAATTCGAAAAATTTATAATAAAATTCATAAAAAAGAAATTGCTTTATATAAAAAAGAGTATGACCAACTAAATAAAGAAAAAATAAGTTTACAAAGAAAAAAGTATTATCAAGACCATAAAAAAGAAACCATCGAACAAGATAATGTTTACAAATATAATAGGTACCATAGAGATATTAATTTTAGAATACGAATTTGTCTTAGACAAAGATTGCGAAAAGTATTAAAAAAAATTCATAAATCTACTTCCATATTGAAATTAATTGGTTGTTCTTTAAAAGAATTAAAACAACATTTAGAATCACAGTTTTTAAAAAATATGTCGTGGTCTAACTATGGATTGTGGCACATAGACCATATTAAACCTTGTGCTTCATTTGATTTGCGAAAAAAGTCAGAACAACGCAAATGTTTCCATTATACTAACTTACAACCTCTGTGGGCAGTTGATAATTTAAAAAAAGGAGCAAAATAATGATTCCAATTGCTTTTGATGAAAATACTATAGATTTATTAGATAAAACAAAAATTGCTTGGACTAAAATGATAGAAAGAAGTATAATTTCAAAGGTTGAACATATTTTTTTAGCATTAAAATGGGATTTATCACTTATTAAGGAAATTAAACCTAAAAAAGAAAGAAAAAAGAAATGCATTATATAGTTAGTTATTCAGGTGGAAAAGATTCAACTGCGATGCTTATAAGACTTATAGAAGAAAAAAGACCTATAGATGAAATTTTATTTTTTGATACAGGATGGGAATTTTCTGCTATTTATTCTACAGTTAAAAAAATCGAAGAATATATTAAAAGACCTATTGTTTGGCTTAAACCTGAAAAATCTTTTGAATGGTACATGTATCAGAAATCAAATAAACGTGGATTAGGTTTAGGATTTCCTCGATTTAATATTCGTTGGTGTACAGGTTTAAAGAAAAATACGATTAAAACATATTTAAAAGATAAAAAACCATATATTAACTATCTCGGTCTTACTAAAGGAGAAGAATATAGAGCAAAAAGATATGCAGATGATAAAACAATATTACTTCCTTTAATTGAATGGAAAATGACAGAACAAGATTGTTTAAATTATTGTAAAAATAAAGGATTTGATTTTGAAAATCTTTATAGTTGTATGAGTAGTGCTTCATGTTGGTGTTGTCCTTTGCAACCTATGACATCATTAAGAGGTTTATATAAAAATTTTCCCGATTTATGGAAAAAATTATTAGAAATGCAATCTAAAACTAAAAGTGCTTTTAAAGTGGGTCATATTAATAATAAAAAAGGAAAAGATAGATTTCCTCCAATTTATGTTACAGATTTAGATATTCGTTTTAAAAAAGAAATAGAAGATGGAACATTTAATAAAAAAATGCAAAAGAAAAATGACTAATAAAATTCAAATCTGGGAATTAAAACAAAGACAGTCATTACCTTTAGAAGCTAAAATAACTTTGGCTAAAACAAGAATAGAACAATTTCATACAAAAATGGATGGTAATGTATGTGTATCTTTTTCTGGAGGTAAGGATAGTACCGTTCTTCTTCATTTAGTAAGGTCAATTTATCCAGATGTTAAAGCAGTTTTTGTTAATACAGGACTAGAATGGCCGGAAGTGGTGCAATTTGTCCGAGAAACTGAGAATACAGAGATTATACGTCCCGAGATGACTTTTAAAGAGGTCTTAGATACTTATGGTTATCCAGTTACTAGCAAAAAGATTGCCAAAATGATTGATACTCTACAAAATCCCACAAAAGGAAATAAAGTTATTAGAAATCTTTATTTAACAGGTATTAGGGGAGATGGCAAAAAAGCAACTGGAAGTTGGAAGGTACCAAAGAAGTGGAGATTTTTAATTAAGGCTCCTTTTAAAATTTCCGACCAATGTTGTGCAGTTATGAAAAAACAACCATTTAAAGAGTATACTAAAAAGACAGGATTACACCCCTATGTTGGCACACAAGCAGCAGAAAGTAGATTAAGAGAAATTTCTTATTTACAGTATGGATGTAATTCTTTTAAAGGTAAGATTCAATCCAGACCTTTAAGTGTTTGGTTTGAAGATGATATTTGGACATATATTAAGAAGTTTAATTTAAAGTATGCTACCATCTATGATAAAGGTCAGAAAAGAACTGGATGTATGTTCTGTATGTTTGGTACACATTTGGAAGATGAACCAAATAAATTTCAATGTATGGCAAAGACACATCCGCAACTTTGGAATTATTGTATTAATGAAATAGGTGTAGGTAAAGTATTAGATTATATTAATGTACCTTATAAATTATTAGAAAATAGTACAAATGATGGACAACCTGACCATGAATTACCAATTCATGAACTGGAGTAAAAATGAATTTTAAAATTAAAGACATTGAAAAACGATTAGGATTTAAATTAAGAAGAAATACTTATTGTATTGGCGTTGATACAGCCTCAACAACAGGATTAGCGATATTAGAAACTGATGATAAAATGTTAAAGATTAAGACTTCTATTTTTAAATTACCTGTAGTTAAAAAGGCTGACGAATTATCAGATAAATTTGTAGAGAAACTTGAATTTATGTTACGTTCAATTCGTGATTTTAAGCAAAAAGAATTTGGAAATAAAAAAGCATCTAAAACAGTTTTAGTATTGGAGAATAGTTTTCTTTCTTTCAATCCAGTAACTTTTGGATTATTAAGAATGTTGTGTGGTATTATTTTTGCTGAACTATTTGATAATTTTGAGGAGATTAAAATAATATTTCCTATGTCAGCAAGAAAACAAGTTGGATTTAAATCTCAATTGAAAAGAGGAAGCAAGAGAGAAGAAAAGAAAAAAGAATTAATAACTTTTATAAATAATATTTTTAATACAAAAGAGACATCGGATGATATTTGTGATGCAATAATTTTATCTCTTTGTGGATTAAAGGAGGAATAAATGACAGATTTAAATAAGATTTTGGTTACAGGAATTTTGGTTCAGGATGTAGAACTTCGATTTACACCAACTGGAACGAAGACTGCTAACTTGCGAATTGCTATTCATAGGAGATATAAAAATAAAACTCAAGAAATCAAAGAAGAGACTGAATTTATTACTGTGGTAGTATGGCAGATTTTAGCAGAAAATTGTGCCAATTATTTAAAGAAAGGTAGTAGAATTTTTGTTGAAGGAAGATTACAGACTAGAGAATTTATTGACAAATACCAACAGAAAAGAACAGTAACAGAAATTGTAGCAGAAGATGTAGAATTTTTAGACAGACCTGAAAAGAAAGAAATTAAGGAAGAATAATGGATTGGAAAGACGAATTAATAAAAAAAGAAAAAGAACTTAATCTACCAAAAGGAGGAGAAGATGGACAGATTATTTCATCTAGTAGTATTAGTAATAGGAATAATACTAGGAGCAACAGCGATGTACATAGGGTATCCGTACATAAAGAAATAAATAATATTAAAAAAGGAGGTAATGTAATGATTACAAAAGAAGCAGCAGTTAGTGATTTAGAAAAAATTGATGTTAATGGTCCAGTAGGTAAAGTTATTGTTGAAGTAGGTAAAGTTATTATTAAAGTTTTAGCAACTATTAGGTCTAATCAACTTTTGACTGATGAAGAAAAAGTTAAAATTCGTGAAGCAAGAAAATTAAGAGACAGCAGAAAAGAACCACAGAAATAATTCAAGATGGAAGGGTTGATAATAATCACCCTTCCCCAAGACAAAATGTGCTATACTTATAGTATAAAAATAAAATGTTAATATTAGGATTACAAATTTGGGTAATAACTATGGCATTAGGTATTGGTATAATTATTTTAACTGATAAAGGGGAATTATGATTTATTGTGAAAAGATAAAAAATTATATAGACCAGGAAGAAAAATGTCTTGCATGTATTTTTTATATAAAAGATGAAGATACTTGTGATTGGGAAAATTGGCATCCTGGATTAATTAAAGGAAAAGATGAATCCAATCTTAATTAAAGATATTTTAGGAGGATTATTAATATTAACATCTATTGGAGATGCAATAAAATATACTATTCAAGCCAATAAAATTTCGAGAGCAAAAACCGCTAAATCAATGTCTCGTAAATTTATTAATCTTGCTCTTCTAAATGATTTTGTAAAATTATCTTATGGCATAACAATCAAAGATTTATTTATTATAAGTTCAAGTATTTTAGCTTTAATTTGTATGATTCATTTATTTGGAATAATTTATAAATTTTATCCTTATAGAATGAGAGGATGTTCTAATTTTAAACGACCTAATATATTTTTATATATAATTAATAGTTTAATTCCAAATCGAATTAGAAAGAGGTTATAATTGTTAGTTAATTATTGTGATTTATGTGGGCAACCACTAAAAGAAAATAATTTTCATTCTTTATATTGTTCTTCTCCTGATATAAATGCTCCTGACCCAAATAAATACGAAGAAATGGATAAATATTATAAAGATTATGCTCGTTATTTACTTCAAGTACAAAAAGAAGTAAAAGAAATTTGTCCTACATGCAAATATGTTTATGATAAAATTTTTGAATATAGATTACAAGGATTAAGTAAGATGACAGAAGAATGTGCAAATTTATTTAATTTACCTTCAAAAAAGAATCCAAAGGAGAGAGGAAATGGCAAAGAAAAAAAGTAAAGAAAAATCTAATTGCTGCCATGCAAAAGTAAGAGTAAGTGGTATAGGAGATTTTGAAGGTGATAAAATTGCATGTACACTATATTATATTTGTACAAAATGTAATCAACCTTGTGATGTTTATATTCCTATAAGAAGGACTTGGAATATTAATCCTGTTACTAAAGTTAAAGGAGATAGTCGTGGAAAAGAAAAAGAAAAACTTACAAAAAAGGAAATCGAAGAATTTAGACGTAACGAAGATTTTTAAATTATTCGGAGAACAACCACAACGAACTTGTTCTTACGATGGTCATCCCCATTACGATAATTGGAGATAATGATAATGAATAATGTTTTAATCTATTCTGATTTGCATATCAATCAATCCTCCCTAAAAGAATGTATAACAATCCTTGAAGAAATAGGTATGCTTACTAATAAGTATAATATTGATACACTTATTAATTTAGGTGATACATTCGATGGTCTAAAACCAAGTAGTCAAGAGTTAGATGTTTTTGCAACTTTTATTAAAAGATTAGGAAATGATAAAAAACATATTATCCTGGCTGCGGACAGCCATGAAAGTACCACGCAAGAAGAATCAATTTTAAATCATTATGGAATTCTTTCTGATAATGTGCAAATTGTCAAAGAATATAAAGATGGTAATCATCTTTATTGTGGACATTTTAGTATTAAGGAATCTATTGTAAATTATGGAGCCAAACTTTCTAAAGAAGATTTAAAAAATTATATATATGTTTTTCTTGGACACATTCACAGTTATCAAGTTATAAAGCCTAACATTTGTCATTTAGGAAGTTGTAGATATGTTGATTTTGATGAGGCAAAAGATGAGTATAAAGTCATAACCATTATTAGCGATTATAAAACAGAACAGGAAGAAGTTCATTTTATGAAGTTAAAAAGTCCTATCCCAATGATTCAATTAGAGTTAGGTAAAAATAACCCAAAAGAGGCGATTTTAGACACGATTTCGGACCAAAACAAAGGTATAGAGAAAGATACTCTGGAACCTAAATCGAGGCAAATTGCCTGTATAAACCCCCTAAATTCCTATAGTTTTGAGGCAGTATGTCAATTTTTAGATAAAGCAGACCACAAGACTAAAGTTAAGGTTAAAATCCTCGATTTTGAATCTTTCCGCCAATTCCTTCCCTTATGTAGTAAATACAATACAAAATTTGAGACATTTAAGTATGAAACTGATTTTACAATCATTTCGGTAGATAATCAAAATTGTAAAGATACTGCAATAGTTAGTTTTAAAGAAGCATTTATTAATTGGCTCAATAATCAGAAAATAGATGATAAGATTAGAGAAATCCTACAAAAAGAGATAGAATAATGATAGAACACAGAGTTTGGTGGGAAGAAATAGAAAGATGTAAAGGAAAAAATAAAAATGGTTCTCCTTGTCATTTACCAACTCGTAGGGGATTTGAAATTAGTCCTGGAAATTTATTTGTTCCTTTAACTTGTTGGAGACATCAAGAACAAGAAAATAAATTAAGGCAAATCAAAACATGATAATTAAATCCTTAAAGATTAATAATCTACAACTTATCAAATCAGCTCAGGTTAATTTTGATAAGATTAATATTATTTCTGGAATAAATAAAGATAATCCTTCCGAAAGTGGTAATGGGTCTGGTAAGTCTACTTTTGTTTTGCGTGCCATTTTATTTTGTCTCTACGGGTATTGCGAGGAAGGTCTAACCCTCAAAGATTTAATTCGCTTTGAAGAAAAAGAATGTTCAGTTACTTGTGAAATAACCAATAACAATGAACATTACAGAATAATAAGAAAAATACCTAGTGAATTACAACTTTTCCTTAATGATAAGGAAATTCAAGCAAATACCGCAACTATTAAACAAAATTTAATAAACGAATATTTTGGTGATGTTAGTTTTTTCAGACAATATAGATGTGTTGATTTAAAGAATGGAATAAATGTTTTAGATATGGGTATTGTATCTCTTCGCAAGACATTAATGAGTTTTATAGAAGGTATCTTTACTGAAATAAGAACTCGATTATTGGCACAAAAAGTAGAAAGAGAAAGGTATTCAATTGATAAAAAATTATTCAAAAATTTCCTCTCAGAGAAGCGATTAAATATCTTAAATGCTTCATTAATTGAAGCAAAAACTGATTATCAACGATTTGAAAAAGAAAGAGATATACAACAAAATATTATTAATAAAATCAAATCAGAAATACAATCAAGAGAACAAATTATCTATTATAAAAAATCAGAATTAGAAAAATTAAAAAAAGGACAATGTCCTATAATAAAATGAACAAATGTATAATTTGTAAAGAAAAATTTCAACCAAATAGTAATAATCAAAAATGTTGTTCAATTGACTGTTATAAAATTCATAAGAACAACTATCAAATAATTTATCGCAGTAACAGGAACCAAGAAAAGAAAATGATTTGTTTGATTTGTAAAAATGAATTTATTAAGATTGGTAATCAAATATGTTGCAGTAAAAAATGTTCTACTATTAATAAAAAAGAGAAACATATAATTTATCGATTAAATCATAAAAAAGTAAAAGAAATTTATGATAATAATTATCGGCAAATTCATAGAATAGCAATAAATGAATCACATAAAAAACGTTTTGAATCTGATATTAATTTTAGAATAATGTGTAATTTAAGAAGTAGATTACTTTCAGCAATTAGGGGTAATCCAAAATTAGAAACTACTACAAAATTAGTTGGATGTAGTATAGATAAATTTAAGAAACATCTTGAAAAACAGTTCAAAATAGGGATGAATTGGAATAATTGGGGTAGGGGTTGGAGTGGAATGGGCATGAAAGAATGGCATATAGACCATATTATTCCTTGTTGTCAATTTGATTTAACGAAAAAATTGGAACAAAAGAAGTGTTTTCATTATACTAATCTTCAACCTCTGTGGGCAATAGAAAACATGCAAAAAAGGAAAAAATAATGGAATGTCCTATTCTAAAAGAAAAATATAACCTAATATATAAAGAAAAAGAGCAAGAAATTTTAAAATTAAATGAAGAGATTAACGATTATAAGAAACAATTAGAATTAGAACAAGATTCTATTTCTTATTATAATGATATGTTGGAATCAATTCGCAATAAAGAAGAAAAAGTACGACAAAAATTAACACAATTAAAGTCTGCATTTCAATTTGCTGATTATAAATATACTAAAGCCGACATCGTAATCTATGATGAAGCGGTAAAAATTTTAGATACATTTGCTGGTGAATATATAAAGGAATGGTTATCTTCTCTTTCAGTAATTATAAATAACCTTCTTCAACCTATAAATATTTCAGTAGAGTTTACTGCGGATAAAGATTTTTTACATGTTTATGATAATGAACAAATGTTAAAGTATGACCAATTATCGAAAGGTCAGAAGACATTTTTGGGGTGTTTATTTAAATTTGCTATCTTAATGCAGCAAAATAAATCGGGGATAGTGATTTTAGACGATGGACTCAATGATATTGATTGGATTAATTTTAAAAATTTAATAAATATAATTAAAACTCTTCCCTTTCAAGCAATCTGTGTGTATCAGGGATTGCAAGAAAAAATAGAAGATACAAAACATTTTTTAGTTATAAGAGAAAAAGGAATTTCAAATGTTAAAACTGAATAAGAAAAAACATTTTAATTGTAAAAATTGTATCTGCCAAGAAAAGGTAAAATTTCAGAACAATGTATTATTTTGTTTTGGATTAATTAAAAAAACTTATTATAAAGAAGACCACTATCGTTTTTGTATAATTAAAGGAAAAAAACGTTCAGCAAATGATATAATGTTAGAAGAACTTCATAGTATGTTAATGGGATTGTCAAGGATTCTTTTTCAAAAAAGATTAGAAGAAGTAAATAAAGATAGGAGATTAAAAAAATGAATACTATTCAAATTAATAAGCCAGGGAATTCTACTATGGTATTAGTTATGGCTCCTACAGGAGCCTATTACGAAGATGATAAATATAAAGGTATATCTCATTTTTTAGAACATATGTGTTTTAAGGGAACTAAAAAAAGAACCAGAGAAGAAATAAATTCTACAATAGAAAATGTAGGTGGTGATATTAATGCTTTTACTGATTGGGAAGTTACTGCTTATTGGGCAAGAGTTGGAAATGCCTACAAAAAAATAGCATTTGATATTATTGAAGATTTAGTTACTAATCCTATTATTCCTGATAAAGAAGTAGATAAAGAAAGAGAAGTAATTATACAAGAATTAAAAATGGGCGTGGATGATGCCAAAGGATATACTTGGGATTTATTTCATTCTGCTCTTTATGAAAAAAAATCTGGATTTCATATATCAATTATAGGAACCAAAGAATCTCTTTATAGAATTAAACAAGAGGATTTGGAAAAATATCACAATCAATATTATAAATCAAATAATTTAACTAAAATAATCGTGGGTGATGTTCCCAATATTGAAAAATTTCAAATGAAATCCTACAATATAAAAGAAAATTTTGTGAATAAAAATCCTAAAGATAAATTAGTTACTCGCAAAGATATGACTCAAGCAAATATTATTATAGGAAATAGTACAAAACCTTTTGTATCTACTCAAGAAGGAGAAATTTTAAATTGGTTATTATCTTCTCTCTATAATGATATGAGTGGTAGATTGTTTTCTGTTATTAGAGAACAAAATCATTTAGTTTATAGAATAAGATTTGGAATTGATTATAATAGAAATAGAGAAATGACTTGGAGTGTTTCTCTGGGATTAGATAAGAAGAATATTGAAAAAGCAAGAAAATTAATTGTTCAAGAATTAATCAGACCTGCTACAAAAAAAGAAATTGAAACTATCATAAATAAAACTATAGGTACTTTAGATTTATATTTGGATGATAATATTCATATAGCAAATCAAATCGCTTATTTTGTTACTCGTAATATTGATTATAAATTCTTTATTTATGACTACAAAAAATATATAAAGCAAACTGCAAATTTAATTAATGATTATATTCAAGATTTACATTTTGAAAAAAATGTATTAGCTGGAGTAGTAGGAGAATAGATGATTAAATATTTTATATTTACCTTAATTTTAGCCATTATAACTGCTCTATGGGAGATTCAGGCTGAAGGACATGATGGTTGGGCTAGGAATTTACCTACTTTCCGCATCAATGTATTCTTTAAAAAGTTATTAGGTGGTAAAAGTTTGACTGGTTATCATATCTTTTTATTACTCTTATTTATAACAGTATTTCATGGATTATTTATTAATGAATTAGGAACTTGGAAAATAGAATGTACTATTATTGGACTAGTATCTTGGTTTTTTGTAATAGAAGATGCATTGTGGTTTATTTTTAATCCTCATTATACATTAAAAAAATTCTGTAAAGGAAAGATAGATTGGCATCGCAGATGGTTCTGTAAATTACCGATTACTTATTGGTGGGGAATGATTATAGGTACTTTATTATTAATTTTAGGAGGAAAATAAAATGTATTATTGTAATGATTGTGATATTGCACATGAAGAAAGAAATTGCCCTCTTTGTGAAGCAAAAAAAGAAATTAAACAACTAGAACAAGAAATAGAAAGATTAAATAATTTAGAATAATAAAATGCCATATAAAAATAAAAAAGTTAGAACTAAATACCATAAAATATATTATTCGAAGCATAAAGATAAAATTTTAAGAATTGCAAAAAAATACATAAAATTACATAAAATAAAAGTTTCTATTTATCAAAAAAATTATCGCAAGAAGCATAAAGAAAAAATTAAACAATATAATGAACAACATAAGAAAAAAATTAATTTACAGATGAGAAAATGGAGAAAAGAAAATAGAAAAAAGATAACTCATTATATCAGGCAACGTAGAAATAATAATTTAGATATTAAATTAAAAGATTATTTAAGAAATAGATTATATCAAACTTTAAAAGGACTTTATAAATCTAAATCAATTTTAAAATTACTCGGTTGCTCTATTAATTTTTTAAAAAATCATTTAGAAAAATTATTTGCTAAAGGTATGAATTGGCAAAACTATGGTAAGTGGCATATAGACCACATCAAGCCTTGTGCTTCATTTGACTTGAGCAAACCCGAAGAGCAACGTAAGTGCTTTCATTATAAAAATCTTCAGCCCTTATGGGCGAAAGAAAATTATATTAAACACGATAACATTATAAAAGAGGAATAGATGCTCAAAGATAAATTTCAAAATATTGAAGAATTTGATTTATATATAAAAGAACAATTGGATAGACAAGTTAAAGGATATTTGACTTATACAGAAAGAAAACAATTAAAAATATTATCGGATAAGAATTATAAACCTATTTTTACAAAAGAAGAAAAACCTAAACTTCCTATAGTTACTGATATAAATGAATTAAAAAAACCTTGCCAAGAAGTAACTAAGGAAGATAACATTTCCGAAATAATCCAAAAACTTAAAGATACCTTAGAAAGTAGAGGTGGGCTTGGAATTTCAGTCAATCAAGTAGAAATTAAAAAAAGAATCTCTTATATAAAAATCCCTAAATTCACCAAAGATAAAAGAATAGAATTTAATGAATATATCTTGATTAATGCTAAAATAATAGAAAAAGATAAACCTATTAAGGTTAAAAATGAAGGATGTTTGTCTTTCCCTGGAGTTTATGTAGATACATTAAGATATGTATTTTGTACAGTACAATTTTTAAATGAAAAAATGGAACAACAAACTGGAACGTTTCAAGATTTAGAGAGTCTTGTGGTACAACACGAATGTTCGCATCAAGAAGGTAAAACCATTTTCGATTATAAATGGAGAAATAAATGATTTTATTATTTTTAATAAGTTTAATAATTTGTATTTTTTGTCATGAATTTGCACATTTAATAACAGCAAAAAAATGTGGTTGTGGAGTTTTAGTTTTTAGTATAGGATTTGGAAAACCAATTTATAGTTTTGAATGGAAAAAAACTCGTTATAATTTCACTCCTTTTTTACTGGGAGGATATTGTAAATTAGAAGGAGAATTAGATGGCAAATCAAACTCTCCAATAGCATTTACCAATTTATCCTATAGAAAAAAATTAATGATTGCTTTGGCAGGAGTAACTACAAATATGTTAATGGGCTCAATGATTTTTTTAATAGGTAGATTTATTCATTGTTATACATTAACTTATTTTGGATATTTAAGTTTTCTTTTAGGTCTTACAAATGCTATCCCATTTCCTGCATTAGATGGTAGTTATCCTATTTTAGTTTGGTTAGAAAAATTTTATGGAAAAGAAAAAGGATATAAATTAATGGGAATTGTTTGTAAATGGGGATTTATTATTCTTATGATATTAAATATATTATGTATTCCTTATCTTATTCATTTAATAAAACAAGGGATTTTATAATGAAAATAAATAAAAAACTTTTTTGGATTTTTGTACTCAGTTCCTCTGTTTATTTTACTCAAGGAATTGAAGGTCTTCCTGGATTGGCTTTAACATTTTATTTAAAAGAAAAATTACATCTTAATCCTTCAACTATAATGTATCTTGGGTCAATCATAGGTCTTGCTTGGTTAATAAAACCATTATGGGGATATTTATGTGATAATTATTTAACAAAAAAGAAATGGATAGTATTTTCTTTATTAGGAAGTTTAATAACTTGTCTTTATTTAGGATTAAATCCTTTTCTTGCCTTACCTATTATTATCTTGTTGGCTTCAATAGGAAGTTGGACTACAGCAATAAGAGATGTAGCGGTAGATGGGATTATGTGTGTGGAAGGGAAAGAAGCAAATGAATGTGGTAGAATTCAAAGTATCCAGTGGACATCTATTACTATTGCAGGAATTATTGCAGGTCTTATTGGTGGATATGTTGCTGACCATTTTAATTATCAATTTGGATATTTATGTTTAATTCCCTTCTATTTAATAATTATGGGAGTCGTATTAAGATATAGAACAACTGTACCAAAAAATAGAATAAAATCTATATCTATTATAGATTCTATTTTATCTTATAAAGAATTATTTACTAATAAAAAATTCTTAATTGGTTGCTTATTTTTATTTCTCTATAATTTTAATCCTTCATTTGGTACTCCATTATTTTTTATAGAGAGAGATTCGTTTCATTGGTCTGGTACATTTATGGGGATATTGGGAGCCATTACTTCAGGTATAAGTATTATTGGGTCGATTTTATATTGGAAATTTGGAAAGAAAATAAATATTAAAAAATGTCTATTCTGGTCTGTATTTATTGGAGCTGGAACTACATTATGTTATCTTTATTTTACACCAATTAGTGCTGTAATTTATGGTCTAATATTTTCATTGGCAGGAATGTTCATTTTTCTTAATGTGATGGCATGGATGGCTGAATCTACTATCACAGGGAAGGAAGCCACTTCATTTGCCTTACTTTGTAGTATAAATAATCTTGCAGGAACTTGTTCTGGTCTTACTGGAGCATTTCTTTTTCCAAAAATAGGATTACAACCATTGATTATAGTTTCGGCATTAACGAGTTTTGCATGTTTACCTATTTTAAAAAGATTGGAAATAAAATGAATAACGAAAAATTTGAATACGATTTATTAGAAGATTTAAGATTTTTAGAAGAGAAATATTCTCATATAGAAAAAGATTACCAACCCAGACAGGAGGAATAAATGAATAGACCAAGAAGAGAAGAAGAACCAATAGAAGAATCTTTGGGAGACAAAAAAAACCGTTTCAATGAAGAATATTATTTTAAAATGTTAAACAAGAACAGAATAATATTATTATATGATGAAATTGGTAATATTTCTGCTGATGTAGTATGTTCCAAAATTAAAGTCATGAATATTCTTGATACTAAAAAAGAAATAACAATCGAAATAAATTCCCCTGGAGGAGATATTTCTTACGGATTTTCTATAATTAATGCTATGGAACAAAGTAAGGCACCAATTCATACAATAATTAGTGGACAATGTTGTAGTATGGCAGCTATGATTAGTATAGTAGGCAAAAAAAGAAGTATATATTATAATTCTTACTGGATGAATCATCCTCTTTCTGAGGGGCAAGCAGACTATTTAAGTTTTATTAAAGATAGAACTACTTTTTTAATACATTTGGATAAAATGACAGAAAATCTTTTAAAAAAATATACTAAACTAAATAGAAAAGATTTAATAAAGATTGCTACTGGCGAATTATGGTTATCAGCAGAAGAATGTTTGAGAAAAGGTATTGTAGATAAAATAATAAAATAAGGAAAATAAAATGACACTTGGTGTGGCTATAATAGTTAAAAATGAAGAAAAAGTAATTGAACGAGCTTTATCTTCTTGCAAAGATATAATTGATAAAATCATTATATGTGATACTGGGTCTACAGATTCTACTATTGAAAAGATTAGAAATTTTGCAGAAATTAATCATATACAATATGAAATTCATTCAAGAGAATGGAAAAATTTTAGTTGGAATCGTACAGAATTATTAAAAATTGCTAAAGATAAAACCGATTATTTATTATTACTTGATGCAGATGAAATAGTTGTTATTTCTAAAGATTTTAATAAAGAAAAACTTAATGCCGATGCCTATTATTTACATTATATAGGTGAATTAGATTATGCTCAACTTCTTTTGATTAACAACAGAATTAATTGGAATTATATAGGAGTAACTCATGAATATATAGAATCAAAAGAAGCCAATACTTATATAGATTTGAAAGAAATTAAAATGCAAGATTTTTGTGATGGAACAAATCGTAAAGATAAATTTACAAGAGATATACAGTTATTACAACAAGGAATTATAGATGAACCAAGCAATAGTCGTTATCATTTCTATTTAGGACAAAGTTATAAAGATTTAAAAAAATATGAAGAAGCCATAAATTATTATTTAAAAACTATAAAATTAAGTTATTGGGTTAAAGAAATTTTTTATTCAAAATATCAAATTGGTAGATGCTTTGAAAATTTAGGAAAGACCGATGAAGCAAAAATTGCTTATTTAAAAGCATGGGAATTTAGACCTGGAAGAGCAGAACCATTATATCGTTTAGCAGTTTTATGCCGAAATAATAAAGAGTATTATCAGGCTTATTTATTTTGTAAAAGAGCATTAGAAATTTCTTATCCTACAGACCATTTATTTTTGGAGAAATCAATATATGATTATTTATTAATATTCGAATTGAGTATAAATGCATATTATGTAGGTCGTTATACAGAATCCTTAGAACTTTGCAAAAAATTAATGAAAATGGAAAATATTCCCGAATCAATTCTAATGCAGAACAGAATTAATATCCAATTCAGCGAATTAAAATTATATGGTAGTATTCTTACTTCTACTTTTGATAGAGAATCTGCTTTAGAAAATTTAAAAGATGTTTATAATATTTGTAATAAGTTAAATATTCCTGTTTTTCCAAATGCAGGAACTTTATTAGGAATTATTCGAGAAGGAGATTTTATCAGTCATGATGAAGATATAGATTTTGGAATAGAAATAAATAATTATTCTCCTCAATTAATAAAAGAATTAGAAAATAATGGATTTAAATTTGAACATACTTTTGGAACCGTAGAATTAGGTTATGAATTAAGATTTACAAAAAGAGGAATACAAACTGAATTTTCTTTATTTTATAATAAAAAAGATTATATTTGTACCTATTGTTATAGTGATGATGGCAAAATTTATGAATTAAAATATAAAAAATTTAAATTAGAAAAGTTTAATTTTAAAAATATAAAAATTAAAGTACCGAATAATCCCGAAGAATATTTAAGACAACAATATGGAGATGATTGGAGAGTTCCAAAAAAAGATTGGAATTATCTGACTGACCCCAAAAATATAATATTGGAGAAATAAAATGTATTACTTTTGGTCTGATACTCATTTGGGTCATTGGAACATTGTAAAATATTGTAATAGACCATTCAAAACATTGAAAGAAATGGATTCTACTTTAATTAAAAATTTCAATGATAGAGTAGATGAAAATGATGTCGTATTCTTTTTCGGAGATTTTTGTATGAAAAAATCTTCTGAAGCTAGTGAAGCTCCACAAGATGCCTTTGATTATTATCGGAATCAGTTAAAATGCAAAAATATTATTTTTATTAAAGGAAATCACGATAAAAATAATTCAACCAAAACTATAATTGAATCTGTTGTAATCGATTTTGGTGGAAGTCACATCTACATGACTCACGACCCTAAGTATGCCAAAGAAGACTTTCAATTTAATTATTGCGGTCATACACATGGAAAATTCGGAAAGTTCCGAAAATTAGGACATAAATCTGTTATTGTAGACCTTTCGGTAGAAAATTGGGATTATAGACCTGTAAATATTAATGATATTAATCAAGCGTATTCGAAATGGATAAGGGGAAATAAAAAATGAAAAATCGAATTAATTGGGGAATTTTATTGTGGGCTGCATTTTTAATTTTAATAACTTCTGATTGTAAAAATTTAAAATATTTGCCTAACTTAATAAAAGAATTACATAAACTATTTAAAAAAGGTTCTGGTTATACGGAAGATAGTGGATTTATCCTGATTCATAAAAGTAAAGTAAAGGATTTATAATGAAGATTTTAATTACTGGAGCAGATGGATTTTTAGGTAAACAATTAATGTTTACTCTTTATCCTACCAATAATGTAGTAGATATTGATAAAGAAATAGATATTACTGAATATTCTAATTTACAACAAACTATACTTCATTATGCTCCGAATATTATTATTCATTGTGCTGGAATTGTTGACCCAGCCATTTGTGAAGAAAATAAAGAATTGGCATATAAAGTAAATATAATTGGAACTGCTAATTTAATACAAATTTGTAAAGAATTGAATATTAAATTAATTTTTATATCTACCGATTGCATTTTTTCGGGAATAAAAGAAGAATATTATGAAAATGATATTCCCGACCCAATTAATTATTATGGTTGGACTAAATATTGTGGAGAAAATTTAGTTAAAACTTTAGATAACTATTTAATTCTTAGACTTTCTTGGCTTTATGGAAAAGATTCTAAATTTATAAAACAAATATTAAACTGTAATTCTCCAATTTATTTAGACCATAATCAAATTCGCTATCCTCTTTTAGTAGACGATTTGACTTATATAATTTCTGATTTAATCAATGATAATAGCAAAAGAATATATCATATTAGAGGACAAGAAGGAGTTACTAAATTTTATCTAGCTCATTTAATCTCTGAAAAATTTAATTTAAAAAATTCTTATAATTTTTTAGAAGAAAAAGATGATTCTTACCTTAGACCAAATATTAAATTCAATTATAATTATTTTAGTCAGATTCATAGTTTAATTGATGGACTAGAAATAATTAAACATCAATCGGAGAATAGATGAAAGTAATAATTTTGGCTGCTGGACAGGGTACTCGTTTAGGACAATTAGGAGAAAAAATTCCAAAATGTTTATTGCCTTTAAATGGAAGTACTTTGCTGGAACAATCGATACAAACATTAAAAAAACTAAATTTAACTGACATTACTGTAATTATTGGATATATGGCAGAAAAAATACAAATTGTTTGTCATGAGGTTAAAACAGTAATTAATTCAGAATATTCTACTTCTCAACCTCCATATTCTGCAAGATTAGGAATTATATCTAATGGTTTTTTAGAAGATGATTATTTAATAATTGATGGAGATTTAATATTTGATTCTTCAATTATTGAAAATTTGATTAATAATTATGTTAATAAATCTGTTTTAGTAACTTATACTGCATTAACTCCACTTGAAGCAGGGAGTCGTATTGAAGAAGACAATAACAAAATAAAATCCATTGGAAGATACATTTCTCCTACTTTTCCTTTTCAAATTCATGCAGGAATAACTAGAATTACAAAAAACGATTCTAAACAATACATTGAATTAATAACCTCCAATAAATTCAAAAAAATGGAAATGCATGTTCTTTTAAATGAATTTTGTCGAAATAATGACCTATATTATTATTCCATAGATAAAGAGAAAATTAATATTAAACCTGCTCATCTTAATTTAATCGGCGGTTCTTTTTCAGAAGTTATAACAGTTAGAGATAATGATATAATTAAAAAACAATGCACAAAAGACCCAAAAAGATTAATTAATGAAATTGAATATTTAAAACAATTACCAGAATCTTTAAAATCTTATTTTACTGAATTAATCGATTCAGAAATAGGAGAAGACTTTGCATGGTATACGATGAAATTTTTTCCTGAACTCTCATTTAAAAAATTGATTTTATCTGGAAAAATTACAACTACCGATTCCATTGACTTCTTAATTTATTTGGTTAATTTTATGAAAAATAACGTATATAATATAAATCCTACAGCAACACATAAAAATTATGTAAATTCAGTTCATTATTATAGAGTTTTAGTTAGAAAAGATATTACGTGTGAGCGAGCCCCAATTTTTCAAAAAATATTTAATGCCGATTCAATATATTTAAATGGAGTAGAATATACTAATATTTTACCATTAATTAATCAAATGTATTGTTGTGAACAACTTACTAAGAAATTAACTCCCCCCCAATTAAATCTTATTCATGGAGATTTACATTTTGATAATATTTTAGTAAATCCTAATAAACATCCCTTTAATTTTAAATTAGTTGACCCGAAAGGATTTAAAGTTGGAGATTCAATGTATGATATTTCAAAATTAATACATGATTTTAATGGATTGTATGATTTTATTTATGAATATATGTTTGATTTAAAATGGAAAATAAAAAATAATAAACTTTATGCTACTTTAAATTTCCATAATTGTAAAGCTGTAGATGAATTTAATAAAATTAAAGATTATTTTATAATAGAATTAACTAAAATTTTTGAGGAAGACCAAAATTGGTATTTACGAGCTAAATTTATTGAAGCAATTAATTTCTGTTCTCTTCAACCATTCCATTTAGTCAATGATGGTATTGAGAGTAAAAGTATTGCTATGTATTTAATAGGAGTAAAATTAATTAATTATTTTTGGGATTGTTTACCTAAAGAATTAAAAATAAGTAATAATCATTATAAAGTAATTAATATTAATACAATTGAAGATTATACTATAACCCAAAATTTAAATCAAAATAAAGAAATAGAAAAGTTCCCAGGAATATAAAATGAATAAAATAGAAGCAAAACAAGTATTATTTGATGTTATCGATACTCTAGAAAAATATCAAATCGATTATTTCCTTTTTGGCGGAACTTTATTAGGAGCAATAAGAGAAAAAGATTTCATAGAAAATGATAATGATATTGATATAGGAATTTTACAACCTTTTTGGGAAAATAATATATTATTTCAGCAAATAACCTGGAATTTATTATCAAAAGATATAAAAATATGTAATCTAGCAGCAACTCATGTAATGAATTTAAATAAAAATGGGATAGGTGTTGATTTATGTTATTTCAAAAAAGAAAATAATTATCACGTTACAGAGGGGTGTGGCTGGAAAATTAAAATTCCTAGTCATTATTTAAAAAAATTAGAATCTATAACTTTTTTAGGAAAAAAATGTTATATTCCTAATAATATAGAAAATTTTTTAACTGAATTTTATACCGATACTTGGAAGAATAAAATTTCTCATAACGATACTAAATTTGGTTTACTGGAATGGTATGGCGAAAAGGAAAAAATAATAACATTTACAACTTTTTTATATATTTATAAAGATATTATAAATAAGGAAAATTAAAAAATGGAAACAAATCCTAATTCAAAAAAATGGTTAAAAATAATAGACCAATATGGTTGGGCATATTATTTTACTACCAAAGAGCAACAACGTTATTCTTATCATCAATTAGATTTAATGTCTTTTTTTGAATTCGAAGATATTCTAAATCAAATCCCAAAAATTGATTATGAAGTAATATATTATTCTGACCCTGCTATTTGGTATGATAAAGAAAAAAAGCAAATAGAAAATTTACGTAAAAATTTTCCAAAAATTAAAATTATAGGAGCAATTTCTGGAAATACTACAAATTATAAATATGATAATGTAGATTTAATTGTTCCTATCTCCTATAAAGATATAAATAATTTAAAATTAATTTATCCTAACATTCCTATAATTTTCTTACCTGAAAGTGTAGATACTAATTATTTTATCCCAAAAAATCAATATAATAATTTTATAGTAGGCTGGGCTGGTAGATTGTCTGCCCCAGATAAACGATGCCATCTATTAGATAAATTAAAATATACTGTGGAAAAACAAGCCGAACATAATGATAAAGACTTAATTAATGGTCGGTCTCTAGAACCTATGTTAAAATTTTATCACAAATTAGAATGTTTAATTTTATTGAGTAAACATGAATGTATGCCTAGAGTCGTTATGGAAGCAATGAGTTGTGGATTGCCTGTAATAGCAACAGATTGTGGGTCTATTAGATTATTATTAGATAAAGAATGGATTATTTCTAATAATCTAACTGATGAAGAAATTATAAAACAATGTAATAAAAAATTAGATATGCTAGCAAATAATTCTGTACTTCGGAAAAAAGTAGGAAAAAGAAATAGATTACATATAGAAAAATATTTTAGTTGGAAAATTAATCAACCTATGTGGGATAGAGTAATTAATTCCCTATATAATAATGATATGAAAGATATTCAAAAAGTTCATCAATATTATATGAATTTATTTCAGCCTATGTGGGAAAAAGATAAATTAGACATTTTAAAAATTATTGATGAATATGGATGGGCATATCATTTTGTCAATCAAGAACAAATAAGATATACTAAACATAATCTTAGTTATCAAACTATTGAAGAAAGTAGTACTCTTACTACCGTACCTGATTATGATATTATTTATTTCCACAGTTCAAATATGTATAGTTCTTGGGAAGATAAATTGATTATTAAATTACAAAAAGAAAATCCTTATACAAAAATTATAGGGGCTTATGGTGGAGAAACAGAACAAATATATCAAGACTGTGATATTGTTGTTTCTATTTCGTTAAAATATATGGAATTTTTGAAAAAAGAATATCCAAATAAACCTGTTATCTTTCTCCCCGAATCGGTAGATACTAATTATTTCAAACCAAATAATATTTTAAATCGGTGTATTTTTGGTTGGGCTGGTAGATTATCTTCAGTCAAAAGACATCATTTATTAGATAAATTAAAATATCCTATTATAAAAAAATCCGATTGGGATAAGAAATTTTTTGTAAAAGAAAGAACTCTAGAACCAATGAAAGATTTTTATAAAAGTATAGATGTATTTGTCCTAACTAGTCAATCCGAATGTATGCCCAGAGTAGTTTTAGAGGCTATGGCTTGTGGATTACCTATAATATCTACCGATGTAGGGTCATTGAAACTCATAATAGAAGATGAGTGGTTAATTTTTAATACAGAGGATGAAAAAAATGTAATTGCAGAAATAAATAAACGAATGGAAATATTAAATAAATATCCCGAAATTAGAAAACGAGTTGGAGAAAGAAATCGGAAATTTATAGAAGAACATTTCAGTTGGAAGATAACCCAACCATTATGGGATTCTGTTTTTAAATTAATTTATAATGGAGATTATAAAGGATGTGTAAATATAACAAATAAATTTTTATTAGATTTAGACGATTCTGTAACTTCTCATTTAGGCAGAGAAGCAATTGATATTCCAATAACTTCCAATCATATTAAAATTAAACTAGAAAAAATTAATTCTATACCTGTAGCAAAACCAATTATTCCTTTAAAGATTATTAAAGAAGAAAAGCAAGAAACCTTATTAGAAAAAATGTTTAAACCAAAACCTAAAATAGAAAATATAACTAAAGAAGAACGATATAGAACCTTTTTTAAAGAACTTAATTCTAATGATATAAAATATTGGTTAATAAAAAATAGTTGTTTAGAACGGATTGTTTTAAGAGAATTAAAAACTGAACTTCTCAATTTAGGTACCTGTGATATTAATAATCAAAATAAAATTAATTTAATTGCCGAACAATTTAAAATTCCTGTAGAAATAACTATAGAAAACAGGAAAATTAAAGAATTTTCTATTTATGGAGAAACTATTTTTGTTCCGATACCTGTTGTAGAATATTTATATCGTATTTTTGGAAAAGATAATTTAATTAAAAAATATGGAGAAGAATGGATAAAATGAAAATATTAACTATAGGAAGTCATTTTGACGATTTGGAATTATCTTGTGGAGGTACAATAGCAAAATTTGCCTCTCAAGGACATATTATTTGGAGTATTATGACTGCAAAATCAGATTATACCTCTTATAATGGTATTATTTTACGTACAGAACAACAAGCCAAAGAAGAAGGAACTAAAGGATTATTATCTTTAGGAGTGGAAAAAGTAATCTGTCTGAACTATCCTACCAAAGATGTACCATTTGATTCTAAAATAATTGAATCGTTAAACAGATGGATTGATATTTTTAATCCCGATATTATAATTACACACGCTCTCAATGAAAGTCATCCCGACCATTATAATACTGCTAAAAGTGTTATGGCTGCTGCTCGTTATCAAAAGACTATTTGGATGTTTGAAACTTTATATCCTTCCAAAACATCTACTCAATTATTTAGACCCTTAATTTATGTAGATATTAGTAATTTTCTTAATTTAAAATTAAAATCTTTACAAGAACATAAAAGTCAAATTGAAAAATATTCATATTGGAAAGATTTAATTATTTCTTTAGCAAGAGTAAGAGGAATAGAAATAGGAACTCAATATGCCGAAGTATTTGATGTTATAAAAATGGAGTACAAATGATAATAACTATACATCAAATAGAACATTTACCACATATATCATTATTTAAAAAGTTCGCAAAAGCAAATATTATTGTTTTAGGAGATACTTTTCAATTTAAAAAGAATTATTTTGAAAATCGGAACAAAATAAAAGCCAATAACAAACAAGGATGGCAATGGATAACCGTTCCTGTTCAATCTCATAACCATAAACAAATGAAAGATATTCAGATAAGTTATAGTTATGATTGGCAAAAAAAATATTTGTCATCTATAAAATTCAATTATGAAAAAGCAATCTATTTTTGCAAGTATTACGAAGATATTCAATATATAATCTCAAAAAATTATAAATACCTCCGAGATTTAAATTATCATTTAATCAAAATATTTTTAAAATGGTTCAATATAAAAAAAGAAATTATTTTAACTTCTGAATTAAACTTAAATCCTGAGTTAAAAGGAACTGATTTGTTAGTAGAAATCTGTAAAAAAGTAGGTGCAGATACTTATTTATCTGGTGCAAGTGGAAGGGATTATTTGGAATTAAATAAATTCGGAGATATTAAAGTCATTTTTCACGAAAAAGAAGAAGGATTGAGTGCTATAGACCATTTATTTAGAATAGGAGGGTTTCTTGAATAAATCTTATTCTTTAGGATTATCTGGATGGAGACCTAATTCATTAGGAGAAGCAACATCAAGTAATGATATGATATTTGCTGAATTAGAAAATGGATTTAAACAATTAAATCATGTAGATTTGCATATTCTACCAGTAACTTGGGGGGCTATGGAAAAAAATTCGGATATTTATTTTAATGTTCTTCCAGAATTGGATTTCCTCTTATTACATATTTATAATGGTTATTCTGTTATTCAAAATATTGAAAAAGCAAGAAACAAAATTAAATATCAAATTTGTTCATTTATTGAACATCCTCAAGAAAAGATGGACTTCACTTTTGGATATTTAAAAAATTTTGAACCTAATTGTTACATCCCTTTTCCTTATAGTAAAGAATTCATGATTAATAAACCAAAAATACCAAAAACAATATTATTAGAGAGTCCTCATCTTTTAAATGGTATACCAATGTTAAAATGGGATATATCCGAAAAATTAATTATGTGGTTAAAACCTTTAATTGAAGAAAATTATAGAATTTATCAATTAACTACAAAAAAATCTATAGTAGATTTTGTGGAACCAATAATAATTTGCAATTATGAAAAATATATGGAATCAACTTCTCAAATAGAAACATTTATTCAATCCCATGTTGGAAGTTACGAACATTCTATTATAGATATGGTAGGAAGAGGTATCAGAACTTTAATTCCAGAAAATCAATTAAAAAACCATACTTCTACATTTATCCCTACAGAAATAGTTTATAATTTACAATTACCCGTATTCACAACTCAAGAAGAATTTTTAAATATAATAAGAACTCCAGTAGATATTGATTTATGGAATTCTAAAATTAATAAAATGACCGAAATGAAAGAAGTAATTAAAATAATAGATAATCATTTTCAAGAGGTCTTGGATAAAAATGATAAATAAAAGGAAAAAATAATCTATGAATAACTATAAAATTGCAATATTGATTACTACATTTTTGCGTGATAATCTCCTTTATAAGACACTTCAGACTATCGTAGATTATCATTCTGACAATTATATAGTTTTAATTGCTGACCAAGGATATACTTCTTCTGAAAAAGATATAACTATAGATTATTATAAATCGCAAATACCTTTAGAGTATTATAAAATTCCTTTTGATTCTGGACTTAGTTATGCTAGAAATTATTTAGTTAAAAAAGCATCCGAAATGAATATTCCTTATCTACTTCTTTCAGCAGATTCTATTCAATTTACACAACCTTATGATTTTCAATCAATTATAAATTTTTTAGAACAAGATATTAAACGAGGAATTGTGGGATTTAACCTAATAGGAAGTAAATGCCCCTGGGAATTTTTAATGGAAGTTATTCCTACTGGTATCAAATTAACTTCTTCATTAAATTATATTGATTTTGAAGAAATTAAATATAAAAAAGTCGATATTTGCAGAAATATATTTATTGCAAAAACACCGACAGTTATTAATCTGTGGGATGAAGAAATGAAACTTTGTGAACATGAATTAGCTTTTTTAGAATATAAAAAAAGAGGTTATGAAGTTTATTGGACCGATTCTTATAAATTTAAAAAGGTTTCTGGGCGTAATACAGAAGAATACGAATCTTATAGAAAAAGATTACATGATTATCAAAAAATATTAAAGCAAAAATTAAATATATCTGGATGGGTAATTTATTCTCCAGAAGTAATGAAAGAAATAAGAGAATATAAAGAGAAAAATAAATGTATATAGGACAAAAACTATTAGTTAAACATGAAGGTAAAGTACAAGAAGGAATTGTAGAAAATATTTATCTAGAAGATTTAGATATTCGTTTAAATAATAGAGAATTAATTAGTCGTAAATTCTGGGAAGTGAGAAAAGTTGATGAAAAAAAAGAATAATAAAAAAGATGAGTTATTAGAATTGGCAAGAGAATTTTGTCTTACTTGTCCTTGTTGTGGCAGAAAAATGCCCAATTTTAAATTTAAAAGAAATAAAGGCTGTAAATGGTGTAAAAAATGACCAATATTAATGAAATAATGATAATAGGGGGTGGGAAATCAATCCAGGATGGCTTAAATCAAGGGTTGCAGCCTCTTCTTGCCACGAAGTTCGTTATAGGCACTAATTATAGCTTTAAGACCTTTTCCAGCACATTTTTGTGCTTCCAGGACCGAGAATTTTATGTACCTGATTATGCCAAAAATTATCCTGATGAAAAAACTATACGTCATCCTGATATTTATAATGAATTAAAACAGTTACCTCTTATAATAGGAATTAATATTAATGGAATAGAAGAGTTTAAATTAGATAATACTATTTTATTAGATAAAAAAGAAATGGAAAAACTAACGGGAATTTTTGCTTTAAAATTAGCAGAAAAGATAATGGAAAAAGGTACTATTTATTTGTTAGGATTTGATTGGAACCGCAGGATAGGACTTCCAGAAAGAGACCCAAATTATAATCCAAAAACTGATTTACAAATTCATTATTATAATAATATTAAACATAGAGGAGTAGGTTATGTAGGTTATTATGAAAATCATAATCCAGATAAAATATTTGTACAATTCATAAAAAAAGACGTTAAAATATTTAACGTCTCTTTACAGAGTAACATAAATTGTTTTCCTAAAATTTCTTACGAACACATGTACACATTGCTGAACAAAGAAAAAATAAATCAAAAAGAAGCAAGGCAAGAAATAAAAAATAAATTCAATCATGATTTGAAATAGTAATAATTCCCATACTTATATTAACTAAAGTACTTTGAAAATAATTAAAAGGAATATCTCCCTCAAGAGGATAACTTGCTGATTGCCCTAGAGACTCAAAATCACATTGAAAAGCAATACTATTGATAAGTTGTACACCATCATTATATAAATTTCTCGCAAAACTTCCATCAAAAGTATCAGATATATATATATCATAAGATGGTGGTTCTCCTGGGCGACCAAAACGATATTTTTTTCCACCTATCGAAATTTGAAAATAAGGCAGTTCAAAATTAGGGTATAAATTTTTTGAACCATTAGTTCTGATAAAATTAAATAAAAGATTATTTATTGTTAATTCTGTATTTGGTTTTGTAGCAAAAATTAAATCAAAATCACAAATAAAATCAAAATAAACTCTTGCCCAGGGATTAGCAGCCCACCCTGTAGGTTCAGCATAAGAATAGGCGGTATAATTAAATTTAGATAAACTATAATTACCGCTTGCCTCTACATTACCTATACCAAAAGGACACGCAGCAGTAGCTTGTAACATTCGTTTTTTAAAATCCACATCATTATATTTCCAAAGATAGTTGCACATAAATGTTCCAGTTGCTGTATCGGATTTCGGTGGCTCCCAATATCCCCAGTTCAAATTGTCGTATTTTAGATAAACTGATTTATAGGGTGAAGAATATTTTTCAATCCATGTTTCTTTCCACCCCATAGAAATAAAATGTCTTAAATCTTCTATATGGATTGCTTTACATTGATATTTTTCAGTCAATTCAAGGTCTGTCCAGTTATCTTTAGAATTCATTGAATTTCCATCTTCATCAGTACTTAAAAAATCATGTAAAGACATACCTGTAATTGTTAATATTTTTTCTGTAGAACTTCTTAATTCTAAAATGTATTGTTTTATATTTTGATAAAAATAAAGAATACTTATAGGAGTAAAATTAGTGAGAGGAGTAACTCCATTATCAATTTCTTGTTGATGCCTTTCATCTTGTAATTCTTCTATGTGAGTTGTAATTAATTGAATAAATCCCTTAAATTCATCTGTAGAAAGACTTGGAATAACTAAAAGAGGGTCGTTAGTATAAATTCCAACCGTTCTTCCACAAATCGGACATTTTCCCATTATTATACTCCTGGAGCATAAACCGAAAATAGTCTCCAACAATTACCTGATTCATCCCATGTGATTGATGTTTTTGTAGTATCTGGATTGTATAATAAACTTTTCTTTTCTTGACCTTTACTATCTAACATAATATCCCCATTTTCATCTCTTTCCACCAGAAAGCATTTTTTAACATCTATTTCATAAGATGCGACCCCCCAAGTTCCTTTATCTGGATTAAAAATCAAATCTAATAATCCAATTTTATCTACTTGTTCACCATTTGTATTTATTTCCTTTTTTATTTGTGGTTGTGTTACCCAAAATTGTTGACTATGTTTGTTTGTAACAGGAGTAGCAACAAAATCATATTCTACAATTTCTAATACATCTTTTATTAGTGCTCCTCCAGAAAAACGAGAGTGAGAATGTTTATTATATCCTTTTCCTGTAATTGTATCTGGAACTGGAGGTTCTACATTTGCTGGAGGATTCCCTAATTCCGAAGTATTCCAAATTATTGACCCCCCTAACATTTGACCCATTCCTGTTTTAATATCAACAGAACTTATTAATCCTCTATCTCTACCGCCACCAGTAACTGTAATTGGTTTTTTATAGGTTCCTTCTGTATTACGGGATAGGTCTTCGACTTTAGAAGTTAATTCAATTATTTTATCTTCGAGTTCTTTTATTCTAGTATTAAGAGACATATATTTTCTCCTTACTTGTTATTCTCCGTGATTCTGAATCGATATAGACCGATTATAGTATCTACTATTTTCTAAAGTCAAACTTACAGCAAATGAACTGATATTATAAGTTATTCCTGTTATATTCATTGCTTCATCTGTAATTCCTGCAATATAAATTCGTTTAGATAGGTCTATATTATAAAAACATAATGCGTCTAATGTAATAGTAATAGTTCCTGTAATTTTTTTATCACAAATCTTACTTAATTCCCAATCTGCTATATCATATGCAAAAGCAGTATCATCCCAAGAAGGAATAATAGTATCTACTCCTGTAGCATAATTATGTTGAACATATCCGACTTGAATTGATAGATTGGATAAATTTAAATCTTTTATAATAGTGTCATCATAATCTCCCATTTTACCAGTAAAAAACATTAGTGGATTAGATATATCAGTTTCTGGGTCATCCGTTGGGTTTGAAGTATAAGTATAGTAATCCTTTTTCCATAAAAATACTTTTATTATTGGTGCTCGAACCGCAATACATTCTCCATTAGCATCGGTTTGATATAAATATTTTGGTTCGTTAAATTTTATAGTTTTATTTTCATAATCAATAGTAAATCCTTCTTTTATAGTTTCTATTCGTTCAAGATTCAATAAACCAACAAATCCAAAAGCATTTCCTACATTATATATTTCTATATATGGAGGATAACGGTCTGACCAAGAAGATAATTCAGGATTTAAATAAGGCATATTATATTTTGTAAATACATCACTATAATCTAATGCTGGATTCCGATGGTCAAATCCATAACCAGTACCAGTTTGGTTAGATAATAATTCTAAACTATTATCCCATGCTGGAGTAACAAATTGATGATAAGAAGAATAATTATATCCAGTATATGTACGAGTACGATTATCTTTTTGAACAATTTTATTACCCATTTGTACTCTAAATTTATTAACAATGTCCTCTACCGATTCATCAAAAGAATGATTTATAATATTATAAAGATTTATATTTTCTCCTAATATTTGCCTTTCTAATTCTATAATAGACCCTTCGCCAGCAGTCCACAACTTCTTAGTTCCATCTACATCATAAAACCAACCATAATTACCCATTTCTTTAATAAGATTAGTAATTGCGTCTGATTTTCCAACTGCAAAATTATCCATTGTTTCTGGAGTAAAATTACCAATTCCAGGAGTCCAACTATGTTCTGCTGTTAATGCTACTGCAAGAGTTTCATAATAAAGTTCTTTATCATCGGTTGGTTTGTGTCCTATATGATAATAAACGTTAGTCTTATTTTGTTCCCAATATTTATTTTGACAATTTATTCTTATTTTTTCTGGGTCTTCAGCAGGAGAAATTTGAGTAATGTATCCAGAATATAATTCCCAATAATTAGTATAAGAATTATTGTAATATCTTATAGATACTGTTGCTTCTATTGTAGGTTTTGTTGCATCATAAGCTCTTCCTAAATCAAATGTTGCTGTATGAGAAGTATTTATATCTTTTGAAATACTAATAGAATCAATATCTATATCGATTTGTTCAATTCCACCAATGTAAACTTTGATGTATTCTTTTCCTAAAGATTGAATCGTACCATTTGTAGCTTTTTGCCAACTATGCATGAATCTTACATCATTAGTTATATTATTTAAAGTTAATTTTTGGGTTCTAAAATCATTAGTAACATCTGAAATAACAGATTTACATGTGTTAATAAAATTATTAATATTTGAAAAGACTCTTATTACTGTATTTACTTTATTGTTTATGTCAGATAAGACCTGTTTTGTAAAAATAAATTTATTAATTATATCATATAATACTTCAATAGCAATTTTTGCATCTGATAAGATTGTCTTTTGAATACCAATTGCCAAAATTTTAGTATCAGATAAAATAGTTTCTTGATATTGGTCGACAACTTTTGTATCTGATGTTATTGTTTTTTGGTCCCCTATTACTTTTATTTTAGTATCAGATAAAATAGTTTTATTAATAATGTTTGTAATAATAGCATCTGATAAAATAGTTTGTTGTTGTCCTATGACTTTTATCTTTGTATCTGATAAAATTGTCTTTATTTTTGTAGGATTTTCTACATAAGTTTCAAAATATAAATCATTAACATCATTCATTGTCCAAGAACTGCCACTATCAAATGACCTACCTGCTTTCCCATCTGGATATGGATTGGTAACACTTTTCCCAAAATGGTCATAACAATGAGTCATATCTCCATCTACTTGATGACAAACTATAGCATAAGAAGTTCCTGAAACAACACTTGCAGGAGTAAGAAATGTTGCAATAACTTCAGCACCCCATCCATCAGTTGAAAAACTTGCTTTAGGTATAGTAGTAGTTGCTAAAATAGTAGAGCCAGGATAATCACTAATAACATTTCTTATTTCTACTATCAAATCATTAATTGGGTCGCTTGCTGACTTCATCATCCATAAATGAAGTTCAGTTAAATTTCCAGAAGCACCTGCCTTAAAAGTTTGACATAACCATCTAGTATCATATATCCATTGTACACCGGCTGGTATCCAACTAGAATGGTCTAATTGATATTGGTCTAAAACTGCCATATTATTCTCCTAAAATCTTGTCGTTCTTACTTAAGTTATCAAACGCCCATAAAGGTTGAAGATTAGTATAGTGAAAACATTTACGTTGCTCTTTAACTTTACTTAAATCAAACGAAACACATGGTCTAATATGGTCAATATGCCAAAGACCATAATTATTCCAGGTCATACCTAATTGAAACTTAGATTGTAAATGATTCTTTAATTGTTCTACATTGCACCCTAATAATCTCATGGTAGATTCTGATTTGGAGATTCCTTTTAATACTTTATAAATTCTAATTCTTAAATTAACAATAATTTTATTTTTTATTTTTCTATAGTATTTTAGATTATAAGAAATTCTTTTTTCTCGATTATTATAATAATTTTTTTTAGCCCATTCTCTTGCTTTTTCATAATTATCATAATAATACTTCAAACTATAATCATTTACTTCTTTTTTATGAGATTCTCTATATTTTTTCTTATATTGTTTAATTTCTTCAGCATGTTCTTTTCTGTATTCAGAATTTCTTTTATTTAATTCATCTTTATGTTTTTGATAATATATTTTTCTATATTCTTTTATATCCATTTTAATCACCGATAATCCAATTACCTTGTTCATCTATGATAAGTATTATTTTCTGATTTTTTCCATCTTTAAGCCATTGTAAACCCAAATGATATTCTATTGTATGAGATTTTTCTTTTAAATCTTGGGTTCCTATTTCTACTTTATGCCTACGGAAGAATACTAATCTACAATTTTCTTTTTTTTGTTCTGTTTCTATATAAGGAAATTCTAATCTATTATAACCAATAAGTCCGTTTGTTAAGTTTACACTAAACATCTTACCATTGTTATTTGTTAAATTAAAATAAACTAAATCATTAAATTTTTCTTGTACTTCTCTGAATTGATGCTCTATACCGTTTTTGTCAAATTGAAAAATATGAGTACCATCTTTGAAAATTGCGTTCCAATAAAAAGATAGCGAATTCATTGAATTGTTTCCGCCATTAATATTTATGTCCATTGTATTGTCCATTTTTATCCTTTAAATTTCATCGTACTGAAAAAGTAACGTTTTTTGGAAAACACTACCTGCTGGTGTTGAACCTGTTGTATGAAGTTGTAATCTTATATATTTTGTATACCCAGAAACTCCAGTAACACCATATTCGATTGTATTTGCACCTTCTGCTGATAGAATTGCTAAAGATGCACCTTCATTTAATGGTATATCAGAATCTCCATTAGCAACATCAGATGGTTGAACATAAGCTACATTAGCTGCTGCTTTTAATGTTTCTCCTGTTTTATATCCATTTGCATCAGAACGCCAAAATTTCAAATTACTAATTTCAGTCCATGTACCACTAAAGAAACAACGAATATATTTCTCAAAAGAAGCGTCGCCTCTAGTAATAGGATTTGTTGCAGGAACTATTTCTGCTGCATCAATAGAACCAAAATTCACGTTTGCTACATCTGGGGTTTCAACTTCACCCGATTCATTACTTTCGTAAAAATGGTGAACAGCACTCATTATTATTCCTCCTTATTTTATAAATTTTTGTAATAATTCATTCCTTTTTTCTATCATTTCATTGAGTATTGCTTCTTTGGGTAAATTTTTTTCTAAAAGTTTTCTAATTAAATATAATGTTCTCTCGACAATATCATACCGTTTTTCCATATTATCCTCGCCAAAAATCTGGATTTAATGCTGCTATATATTTAGAATCTTTTTCTAAAATATTTATTTCAACATCACCATTTTTTTGATTAATTCTATATTGAATATATTTATTATCTCTCTCTATTATTAAATAAGTATATTCTATTTTTATTTTCCCACTTTCAGAACCATTTAAATCTTTTATTGCTTCAACATAATGATATATTCTTTTAAATCCTGATAACATTAATCCTGCCTGAGTTGGAATGAAATAAATTATAGTTCGAATTTTTTTATCTTTAGGAATTTTAGTCCATTTAGTATCAAATAAAGAATCACCACTATTAAATATTTCATTATTATTAAAAATTATTTGATAAATCATTCTAACTCCTTTATTATCAATGAGTTATGCCCACGTATAACGCACACAACTTACAAAAGTTTCCGCAGCAGGTGTTGAATAAGCAGCAAGAATAACTATTTTTAAATTCGCATAAAGTGTTCCTGCTCCTAATAATGCACCAGCACCCTCATTTAATAAAATAACATTACTCGCCCCTGCTATTGGCAACCATGCCCCTGTACCTATAGTTTTTGTACATCTTCCATTTAACATCGAGCTTAATGCAGTTCCATGTCCTAAACAATGATTGAGAATAGTAGTATGTGCAGAAGTATCCCATGCTTCTAGTTGAGGTTCTGTTGCAGTTGGACCATCAAAGGTAAAAGCAAAAACATGTAAATTATCTAATCCCATTCCCACAACTAAACGTTGATAATAAGTATTAGCATGGGAATAATCATATAACAAACATTTAGAAACTGTTACTGGTGATGATGGGTTGATTATTTCGGCAGCAGCATTTAACAAAGCAGTAGTAACTTGACCACCATTATCTTTTATATAATCACTACCTTTTGTCCAAATTAAATAATCATTTCCTAAATCCATTGCAATATAACTTGCAGGAGTTGATATAGGTAAATCTCCTGAAGCAATATTTACACTTACAATTAAACTTGTCATTATTTATTTCCTCCTTATCAATATGCAACAATTAAAAAAGTACACTCATATTCCTGCTCCCAAGTCCTTAATGATTCGGGAAAATTTATCGGTTGAATTCTTTTAACTGTAAATTGCCAATCTGTAACGTAAGTAGTTCCATTGAAATGTTCTAATGTTAATGTTGCTTGGTCTCTTGTAACCATATTTCTCATTGTAGTCATCAAACTAGTTAAATCTGCATAACCATCATTATCAATAAGTCTACCTCTTATAATTATTTCTTCACTCTTCTTACCCGATGGAATAACTATACATCCATCTCCTCTAATTCCTTCGATAATAGTATCTTTTCCACCTGCTTCTGGGTCAGAAATATAAAAAACATGAGGAAAAATATATTCTGAACCAGAAATATCTGAGTTAAGAACTACTCGGACAATATAACTCGCCATATTATTTCTCCTTAAATTTTAGGACTTATTCTTTTTGCAAAAATATTAATAAAAGTTTCATCTGTCATTAATTTTTCCTCTAACATTTTACTCATTAATTTTATAACTTCTTCTGCTGTTGCCATACCACCAGCATCTACATTAACATTAACATTTTGAGCACCGTAATTAGTAATATTTGCTGTTGGTGCAATCGTTCCACCCCCAATTATCGTTGTAGGAGTTACTGTAGGAATTTTTATTTCTGGTAATCTTATAGACAATTCTTTAAATAAATTAGTAGTTTTTGCTATTGCTAATTGAGCTTCTTCAGAAAAAGAAGTCCAATATTCTTGAATTATTTTTCTATCAAACATAGAACCAGTATATTTAGTACTGATTTCTTCTGGTTTCATTTGTTGTAATTCTGCTAATCGACGAATTCTAGATTTTTCAAACATATCTGCTTGTTCATATTTCATCGATAAATCAGTTAATGTATTTATTTCTTTTTGTCTTTTTTGTAATTTAACATCTATTAATTTATTACCTAATTCTTCTAATTTTAGATTTTTTGTATGACTATCATATAAAGTTTTTGATTGTCTAACTAATTCAATTTCTTTTTTTACCTGTACTTCTACTGCATCAACACCATTATAGCGAATTTTAATTAATTCTTTTTCGATATTTAGTCTTTCTTTTTCTGATTCTGTTAATTCTGTAGATAAAGATTCTTCTTCATCAAATCCTTCTATTAATGCTTGTTTGGCAGCATCCTGACCTTTTTGAATTTTATATTGTTCATCAATAGATTTTGTTTGGTCTTCATATAATTTGTTAATTTCTTTTTGTTTTTCTGCTAATTGTATTTTCACTTTTATTGCTTCGGTTCCACCCGTAAATTTTAATTGATTTTGTAACTCTTGAAGTTCTTTTTCAGCTGATGCGATTTTTGGTTCAAATTCTAGACTAACATTTAGTCTAATTTTTGTCATTTCTAATTCTTTTGATATATCTTCTATAGATTTCTTTAATTCTTCTGGTTTGCCTGTTTCTAAAGCTACTTTAATTCTTAATTCTTTTGTTGATATTGCAGTTATTGCATCTTGAACCTTTTTTAATCTTTCAACATTTTCGACTGTCTGAGGAGCTTTTGCTAATTTATTTCTAACATTTAATAATTCTTCTAATGATTTTACTTCGTTTAATCTTGTTTCATTTGCTAATTGTACTTTATTAATTTCTCTAGTATAAAGTGCTCCGTAGGCTTTTTCATAATTAATAAGAGCAGCAAAATTAATTATCATTTTATCAAACAAAGATAAACTTGCTTTAAATCCTGAAGTATCCCCTATAGCAGTAGTTAATACATTCCATGCAGCACTAACTCGTTGTATTTTAATTGCTGTTGTATCTTGAATTAATGCAAATGCTTTTTCTGCTGCACCAGCAGATGTTAAAGCTGCAATTCTAGCATCGAGTGAAGCAGTATAATTCTGCATTAACGCATATAAACCAACCATCTGTCGTTTACTACCTAACGATGTTGCTATCTGTAATTTTTCTTGAACAGTTAAGGTTTCCCATTTACCAGCTAAATCTTCTATAATACTAGAAACACTACGCATTTGTGTTCCAATTACATTCGTAGCTTTTCCTGTAGAATCTAAATAAAATGGTACTTTAGCTATTTGTTCAATAGTTTTTTTACCAGAAGTTAATAATCTAGCATAAACAAATGATAATGCTCTTGCTGCTTCAGAACCACTTTTTCTAGTAACTTCAACTATAGCAGTTACGTCTCCCAAAAATTCAGACATAGTAATTCCTAACTGATTGGCTGAAGCACCAGCCACTTTAGTTGCATCTGCTAAATCTTTAGAAGTTACAGCAAATTGTCTTTCAACATTAATCCATTTATCTACAATTGAAGTTGCATCTCCTATACCTAATTTAAATCCCTCAATTGCAGCAGTCATGTCATTAACTGCTGTTTTTATATCGGTACCTAAAATTTTTGAGGCTAACATAGCTGCTCTTGTTAATTCTATAGTTTCTTTAACCGTTCTACCTTGTTGTGCAAAAATTAATGCTGCATCAGCAGCTTCTGAACCAGTTGTTCCATAAGCATAAGCCAAACCAACAAGGACATTTTGTAAATTTTTATACTCATCTGAAGTACCTTTACCAACTATTTTTATTCTAGTCATTGCTGTTTCTAAATCTATTAAAAATTTTATTTGAGCTTGTATAGTATTAGTAACTGCCATTATAGCACCACGTAAAATCATCCATACAGGAGCAACAATTAAAGCCCTTCTCATAGCTAATCCAAATTGTTCCATCATTGGAGTGGCTTTTTGAGTAGTATCTTTAACTTTAGTAAATGTTTCTTCTATTTGTTTACCTGTTGCTAATCCTTCTTTATCAAACATTGTCGTGATTTTTGTTTTAGATAAATTTTGAGCAGCTTTCTGGGTTTCTTGTAAACCAGCAACTACTTTTTCTTTACCCTCTAGGGCAAGCCGAATTTTTGCAAGGAAGTCTCCACCTTGTGCCATTTTTATTTCCCCTTAGCTGGAAAGTTTATTTTTTTTCCTGCCACTAAATGTACATCGCTTTGTTTATTATCTTTCATAATTTTTTTCATATTCTTTCTTTTCCAAATCATGTACGCATCCCAATAAATTTGATTATCTAAAACATGAGGACTAATTTTATCTAAAATAATATCTCTATTTATAGAATCAAAATTATAAAGCCAACTTAAAAATATACTTTGAATATTAGATAAATCTATGCTGTTCCTGAATAATTTGATACCATATACTTCTTTAGAAGCTGTGAAAAGGTTCTGATATTTTACACTTTTAGCTAACTCACAAAGATTATCCCAAATATTTGTCATTTTAGTTCCTTTTAAATATTTTGTAAAAGTACCGAATAAGACCCTGCTTTATTAATTAATTCCGAATCTGGATATTTCTGGAAATTTTCAAGAGTTTCAAACATCCTACTCCATTTACCATCTTTTTTTTCGTCTAAAGAAAGATAACAAATAATTTGATATACATAGTTCAAAAGAGCATTTTCCAGACTGAACTCTAACAACAATGTTTTCTGAGTATTTATAATTTGTTTTTTGGTTCTTAATTCTTCAATTTGGTCTTTATAGGTTTTAAGAATTATTTCAGTTTCATTTTTTGAAATAGATTCACCTAATTTTGTTTGTAATTCTAAATCTTCAGCATTTAATTTTTTTATTTGGTCATCAAGTTCGTCAATATTAATTCCTCTTTCTTTATATTGCAAAATTAAATCTTTCTCAAGAAATATATCTTTATCTTTCATCAATTGTCCAAATTTCTTTCTACGAAGAAGGTCTAATTCTTCTTTTTCTGCTAAATTAAGTAAACGAACACGATATTTTTTGTCTTTATATTCGAAAGAAATTTTATTTTCTTTCACCAATTCTTCAACTCGACTTAACTCTAGTTCTTTAGCCATATCTTTAACTATCTGTTCAGCCTGACCTAATTTATTATCATCCATTTTAATTACTCCTTCCTTACATTTGTGTTAGTTAATGAAATACCTTCCTTACCGTTCAAAATGATTATATCTAAAATATTTCGTAAACTCTCATATAATACTTCTTTAATAGCTTTTTTTTGGTCTTCTGGATTGCTATGAATCTCGAAGCGTTTCATACAAATACCTACTACTTTTTTAGATTCTTGGTCAAAAATTTGTCTTAATAATCTTTCGGTAACAATTATTTTAGCATCCATTTTTATTCCTTTTCAAATAATTTATAAGCCAAATCAAAAATACATGAAAGTATTACTGTCATTCCCCAATAAATAAAAGCAAGAATAGAAAATATTGCACTTAAAATTAATTTACATTTTTTCATTTTATTCCTCACAAATACAAAAAATTATATGTAATTTTAAAAATAAAATTTCTATTAATAGATAATATTGTTTTATACTGAAATAAATTTTTCTTCCTTGATAACAATAAATAGAAAAAGGCAGAGACCAAGATTTATCAATTTTAATCTTGATTCTGCCTAATTTAATTGCTATTAATATTTTTTGCCTTACTTTATTCATTGTTACTCCTTACTTTATTATCGACTTAGTAATAAAAACTAATATTAATGATATAAGAAAACATAATATAATCTTATAAAAAAACTTACAATATTTGTTATCTTTTGCAATAATTTTAATTATTTCTCTTAAAACTATATAATATATCATATTTAATTTTAAATTGCATAAATATTATTGATTCAATTAAATATAAAATAGCATTTATTTTTTGTTTTATTTAATACTCTTTTATAATTATCCATTATCTAACCCATATTATTAAATATCTAATTTATCGGCTGATAAATATTCTTTATCTATTCTGTGTTCCCATTCTATATCATAATTACAATCTGTTAAATAATAACGAGCTAATGTACCTAATTTATCATAACGGATTATTAAGACTTTATTTTTACTATTAACAAATCCAGCATAATCATAATTGGGGTCTGAAGTAGTATCTAAATTCATAAAAGCAAAACTCATAAAAAATAATTCCATATTAATTATTCTCCTAAAGCAAAAAGGGATAAACCCTTCTTCATATACGGTGAAAGGCTTATCCCCTGCGTGTTTACTTATTTTATGCCTTACCGTACATATTACAATTTTGGAGCCCAAAGAGTGATTCGAACACTCCTCTGAAGTTTACAAAACTACTGCTCTTCCTACTGAGCTATTCGGGCTGGTAGGAGGCTCAGATTATATCCTGAGACCTCCTATTTTATTCAATTATGCAAAAACTAATTCAGTTACGTCATCACTTATTTTTAAATTGTCTGATTCTAAATTACAGGTGCGAGCTTGATAAGCCTCAACATCCTGAGTTGTTCCAATGGTTGTAGGTGATAATCCTGTTATTAAATAACCTATTTTAATATCTCCTGTATGAGCTTTATTACCATAAATTAATATTTGCATTTGAATATTTTCAGCAAAATCTCTAGGATTAATATAAGGATAAGTAGTATCACTTGCCAAAATATCTTCAAGTGCAAAATCTTCAGCAAATCTATTTAATGCTACTGTAACTGTTTTATTATTGACACCACGTTGCACAACTTCACTATTACCAATTTCTTTATAATCTGCTCTATCAAATGCGACATCAATACCAACCGATTGTAAACGATAGATTCTTGTACCAGTACTACCTACTTTTAATCTAATTTCACAATATTCGGCTAATAATAAATCAGAATCAGGTTCATTATCTGTCCATAAAGTAGTATATGCAGAAGCAGATTCATAATAAACTTTTATTATGTCTCCATTTACTCCACCAGTAACTGTTACTGTTGCTGGGGCAGCAAATGTATAATCAGTAGTTTCTACTAATTCTGTTACAACACCACTACGAACTCTCAAAACTCTAAGAATATAATCTCCAGAAGCATATTCTACAGGAACTGGGTCTAATACTATAACTGTAGATGCTCCTGCTGCTGTTGCTTTTTGAAAAGCAAGATATTTTCCATCTAACATTTTATAATCTTCACCAATGAGGTCAAAACTTCTTTCTATTGTTGCATCTGGGTCGCCAATATTAATAGAAAATCCATTAACTCTTAATCCAGGGAACCAAATAGTTCCTCTAAATGTAGCGTTGTCATCTGTTAAAAATGCAGCAATATCCATCTGTGTTTCAACTAAATCGTCTAAATCTATAGAATTATCTAAACCTCCCGAAGCAGGAGTTTCTTTGTTAGCTAAACAATACCAAAAATCCATTGAACCATATTCAAACTGAGTTGCAGAATACGCAAATGAAGGGGTCGACTTTTTAAATCCTAACCTACCTACACGACCTATCTCATACTTTTTTTCTCTATTAAGCGTTAAATCACCCGATAAATTCTGCAACCTATCAATCTGTTCGGGGTCTCGGTCATTGTTCCAGGGAAAAGCCCTGGGTTTACACATTTTCGCATGAAGCATAGTTTTAATCCTCCTTTGATTTGACTATGATTGGTTTCTCTTTCTCTTCATAGAAAGATTTAATTCTTCTTTTCATACTTATTTTTTAATTCCATACTTATTACTTTATCTTTTGTTTAGGTTTGCTTAAATTATCTTTTGCCCATAAGGGTTGAAGATTTGTATAACGGAAACATTTCTTCTGTTCACTTGGTTTACTAAGGTCAAAAGAAGCACAGGGTTTTATATGGTCTACATGCCATTTACCATAATTAGACCAAGTCATACCAGATTGAAACTTAGATTGTAAATATTCTTTTAATCGTTCCACAGAACAACCGACTAATTTCATAGTAGTAGATGATTTGGGATTATTTTTTAATACCAAATATAATCTAGTTCTTAAATTGCATAAAATTTTAAAATTTATATTTGTAGACCTTTTAATTCTATAATATTTAGTTATTTTATTAAGTATAGATTTTTTATTTTTTAGATAGTATTTTTTCTTTTTAGCCAAAATTTGTTCTCTGTGAGTTTCATAATATTTTTTATCAACTTTAACACATTTTACTTTATTTATTTTTACATATTCTTTTCTTTGCAACAAAAGTTTAATTCTATTTTTTAAATAATAAGCCTTCTGATATTCTTGTTTATTAAATTTTTTCATATTATCTTTTTATTTTAATCTACCTTCGATAGTTGCTACTTTTTCTGCTACACCATCGAGTCTTTTATCCATATCATTAACTTTATTTTTTATTTCGGTTAAATCTTTTTGAACATGTTTTAAATCATTACCCATTATTTTAACAAAGCAACAAGCAGAAACAATTAAAACAATAACATTTAATCCAAGTGATAAAAATGGAATTAAATTAATCATAATTATCTCCTTAACTTAATGCAACTAAACATTCAAATTCGAAAATATGTCTAGATTTATCTTCTTTTTCTAAAATTTCTGTATTCACTAATTCTTTAGAATTTCTAAACCATTTAGCAATTACTATTCTTCCTGCTAACGTTCCAACTGCCACGTTATTAGTAATAATATATGTATTATAATTTATATCATCTTCTAATAAATCAAATAACCAATCACTTAAATCTAATCTCTGTCCATCATCAGATGCAAAAATTCTAATTTTAACAGTATAATATTTAATATTAGTTTTACTTCCTATTTCTTTTTTTTGTGGTCTAATTTCGAGTGCTTCTACTCCTATCATTGGAACTTTTCCTTTATAATCTTTAGGAAAACCTTTTTCTACCCTAATTCCAGTCCAAACTGGAGTAGCATGTGCTAATTGATAAGTAATAAAATCTAATAAAGACTTTTCTATATTTCTAGATATTCTATAATTTGCCATTTTTATTTACTCGCTTGGGAGGCTCCGCCTAAAAATTTCTCTCCCCATTTTTCCATCATTGTTCTTAATTCTTTATCAAGATTACGAATGGATTTCCCAATGTAATCTATTCCAGTAATTGTGTGAGAAGACCCCTCTTTAAAAGTTATAAAACCACTTCCTGCATCTGCAAAATAAGTTGTAGGTACTATATGTGTTTTTTTTGTAATATAAGTAGCCCCAGCATCTATCATTTCCCAATAAGGGGCTTCTGTATTTAATGTAGAAATTCTACCAATACCAACTTCTACTCCACCAGTTGTTGATAATGTTTCGGCAATGATGGCACTAACCAATTTATCATCTGGTCTTTTAGGATTTTTTCTTTCATTATTTATTGTATTCCGCATATTATCTGCGGTTCTATGTCCTAAAATTCTAACTTCTTCTTGTGCTTCTGCATAGATTAAATTATTTTCTATATATCTGATTAAATTATCAAATTTTTTGCCATCGACCCAATCTATAGTTATTTTAATCATATTATTCTACTTTTTTTGCTAGAATCACAACTACATAATCTGGTCTTTCCAAAATAGCAAAACCTTTAGAATCATCTTTATAACATTTAAAATAATCATCCTTATATTTTATTTTATTTGCTGTTCTAAAAAGTGTTAAGTATTTTTTTTCAGCAATTACTTCGATTGACCCAACTGGGATGAGACCATAATATTTCCAATGTAATGCCTCAAAAGAAACTTGCCTTATTAATCCCTTTATAGGAATAGGATTCATATAAATTAAATCCGTTGTATGTTCAGTAGGGTCAGTTTCAATTTCTTTAGCTGCATAAACATAAAGAGTTGATAATTTTCCCTCATTTTTAAATAAATTAAATAAATCTATACGTTTCTCAGACATTTATTATTCCTCATCCTCGTCTTCAAGAACTGTAGTTTCTGATAAATCTATATAATCTAGTACTCCCATTGTTTTTTTAAATTGTCTTATAAATTTTTTAATTTTTACTTCCTTAGAATCTCCTCTTTCAAAAATCATTGTTAGTTCTGGAGTACGATATTGAACTATATCATCTTTAATAAGAATAGATGCAATAACTGCAATAAGATAAATTTCGGATTGTGTAGGAGTAGGAAAAATTAAACTTGGCGGTTTTACTAAAAAACATTTATATTTCTCTATCGCCAAATAACTTATAGCACCTCTAATATGTCCTGATAATTCTGTATCTGAATATTTTTCATAATAAGAATAATCTACTTCTAATGAATCTCCTACTACTAAAGTTCCTCCTATTGTTATTTTTCCTGTTGTCGTAGAATAAACATAATTACTCCATGTACACGTTCCATTTGCTGTACCAGTATTTATACCTACGATTGTAAATGTATTGGCAGTTAATGTTGTTATTGTATAAGTTCCTAAAGGTAATCCTGCTGGAACACTAGAAGCAGTTATAGTTATTACATCTCCAGTAACAAGACCATGTGCTGTTTTTGTAATTGTAATAACTGTTCCTACTCTGGTCCAATTTTCACTACTGCCAGTAACAGACCATAAAATTCCATTTTTATATACTAAAATTGTAGTTGAAGAAATGTTCGATTCGGTCAATGTAAAGATTTTGGAGGATATTATACTTTCGTATATAAATACATCTCTTCCTGTTGTGATAAGTAAATCTCCTATTAAATCTCTCGTTGCTAAAATTACATCATCCATGTTATTCTCCTCTTATATATTTAAAATATGCAAACCAATAATCTCTGCTACCATTTGTTTTTGCATGACAATTAGAGCATAATAAAATCAAATTATTTTCTTTACAGTTCTGTTTATTATAATCTATGTGATGAACACTTTTTCCTTTTTTATTACAAATTATACATTTATTATTAAATTTATTTCTAATTTTAATTCTTATCTCGAACCATTCTACAGGATATGGTAGATAACATTTTCCATGTATATAACCTGGAGATTTTTTACCATATCTGTGAATATTATACATTGGATTGCTTTTACCCTTATTATTTAATTTGCCTATCTTATGTAAATGAACATCGCTACAATGAATACATCTTTTTACATCGTGTCTGCTAATTTCTTTTTTACAATCTATACAGTAATAAATTTTTAATGTTCTTCCATCAATATAACGTTGATGATTCTTAGGATTTTCAAATTGTTTTTTTGCTGCACAAGATTGACAGCGTTTTGTTCCATTATATTGAGCATTTTTACCTAATGGTTTGTTACAATCATCACAATATTTTTGTTTATGCCATTTAATCATTTTAATATAATCTATGTTCTTCGTCTTTTAAATAATCATCTTTTGGAGTAATTTTAAATAATTGTTTTAAACCTTTTTTATAAAATAATAATTCTTTACCTCTATCACCGATTTTTATAAATCCAGTTTTAATTATCATAGTTGAAAGTGGATTTTCTTTTTTAAATTTAGCATATAAATCTTTTTCGAAATACGTCCAACGCAAAAATTTAAGCATATCGATAGTATATTTACTATTTTCTGCCAATAATTTCACATATGGACGAAACCCTTTATCTTTTACGATAATTAGTATGGCTTTTAATCCATTATTATCTAATCCATATATTTCTTGTTTTTTTAAAACTTCTTCTATCAAAGACCAATTATTTTTTAAAAAATGCCTTGCCTTATTTTTTGTCAGATAAAAATCTTCAAATTTGTCTGGTATACGAGAAAGAAATTCGTACATATCAATTTTATTTTGTATCTTTAATTTTTGAATCATCCCCTCAACCTTTCTATTTTAGTGATATAATCTTTTTGGGAAGGGGAAAATTTTATTCTTCCCCTTCATTTATATTAAACTAAATATTATACACCTAACAAAATATCATCACTCCAACAAACAGCACGATAATTTGTTAATACCTGTATAATACTTTCATATCCGAATATACCATAACCCAATGTATTAAAACCAGCACCTGTAATATTAATGGGTGTAGGTGTTCTTGCAACGTCAATTAAACGAACAGCACCTTCCGCAGCACCACTAAGTTGAGCAATTTCACCATTAAATTTTCTACGTAAGAAGGAAATAGGTCTACCAACAGCTAAATTAGAATTACGACCAACTAAAATTGCTGTTCCAGCAGCTATAACAGGATGTGTCGTACCAGCTAAACCAGAATCTCCAAGAACTTTTACTATTTTAACAATACCTAAATTTGTAATTTCTTCTTTAATCGACATCTTATAATTGAAATTATCAACGTTGTCTTTATCATATTTTTCGATAGTATCCATAACATCAGAAGCTACCAATAAAACGTAATCTGTCGCATAGTTAGAAATTTTTTGTTTCATCTTTATAATAGTATCAAGTATATCATCACCTGTAGTTGCTCCAGTAACTTCCTGAGAAGGTACTGCGATTATTAAAGCAAGAATTCTGCGAATTTCTTCACAATCCATAGCACGAATAATACCATCTTTCTTCGCAGCTAAAGCTGACTGGTCTTTAGAATTTAAAATCTCATCAATTAACACTACTTCTAACTTAGACTGCAATCCAACAAAGGTAAGAGGAAGTGCTGTCTGATTAGTTAAAACATGATATACTAAAGAACCATTCGCATCAGCAGCATAAATATTATCAACTTCTCTTTCATATGCACCACCAACTCTAAAATATTCAACTGTCTCGCCAGCTTCAGATTCTTTATAATTAACAATATCTGCTAACTCTACTGCACATTTTTGATTAGGGTCTATCGGTTCACTTATTAACTGATAGGCTCTCTCAATTACATCTTTTCTTTCCATTTTTTATTTCTCCTTTATTTCATCTTTGTTTCTATCTTTTAAACTAATTCATTCCTTTATCTGAGGAATTTTATTTTTTATGTTTAGAAGCAATTATTGCATTTATATTTTCTGCTTGCTTCTGTGTATCAGTTTTTGTTTTTACTTCAACAGTACCTACTGCCATTTCTTTTTTTACTTCAACTTCAGGAGGTTTTAACTCCGCAATCTCTTGGTCTTTTTTACCAAGTTCTTGTTTTATTATAGTTATTTCTTTATCTTTTTCGACTAAAATTCTTTCTTGTTCAGCTTTAAGAGTAGCAATTTCTGCATCCTTTTCGGCTTTTGCAGCATTTACTTTCTCTTCGACTTCTGCAAAATCAAATTTCTTTTTGATTTCTACTTCTGTTTCAACTTCATCTTTTGTACCATCTTTATATTCAGTTATTGTTTTGGTATAACCTTTAACTTCCTGAGTACCAGATGGTGTACCATCGATATAAGTATCTATTCTTACTTCGCTGTAAATACTTGTAGTCTTAACTATTATTTTTGGCTCGATAACTTCTAAAGGTTGAGCTTCCTCTTTTTTCTCTTCTGGTTTCACTTCGGCTTCAGTTTTTACTTCTAGAGTTACTTCGACTTTCGGTTCTTCAATTTTCGTTTCAGCGACAACAGGAATTTCCTGTGCCTGGGTTTCGATTGGTTTCACTTCAGTCTTAGGTTCCTCAGAAGATTTTTCCAAAGCATCCTTGTGTCTTTCTAGGTGAGTACTTGCTTTTGCTTGTAAATCTTCAGCAGAAATCGAATCAGAAATTGGTTTAATCTGATTACATCTTGCTAAAGCATTTTTGTAATGAGGTAAATCTAAATTTGCATTAGATTTCTCTTTACCTAAATCACCTTCACCATTGTGATGAGGAAGATGTCTGGCATTTTTATCTTCTGTCTTTTCTGGATAAGCAGGTTCAATTGCAGCAAATGCTGAATCTGGCAAACCATTAATAAATTTTTTGGTCCATTTTGCAGCATCTTCTGTTAATTTTGCTTTATCCTCATCAGAAGAATAATAAAATGCCATAGCTAATTCAAATGTAATCTCTTCTTCTTTTGTAACATTAGCAAATAATTCAACTAACTCCATTTTGTTTTCCTCCTTATCTTTTATACAATTACATTTTCCACAATTTACGCAGATTGGTTCTTCTATAACCAAAGCTGCAAAAACTAAGTCTTGATTAAAGACTTCATTTGTTATCTTTTCTGCTTCATCTATTATTTTTTTATTGGCTGTAGCTAGTAATTTTTCTGCATATGCTTCTTTACATGCTGGAGTTTCGCCTTCAATAAGAATACCCACTCCATGATAAATTATCGGGTCGATTGATTTAATACCATTTCCTAAATCATGTAAAACAGAATTACCATTTTCATCTTTGTTCCATATCTCAAAGGAGACCGCCATTTTATTTCCTTTTACCATTTCTTTCATTTTTTCAAATTCTTCTGGAAATAAAGATTTATATATTGCTATATAAGTAACAATTAAATCTTTTTCTAACTTTGCATCTAAAATCCACCCACATATATAATTCTTTCCTAAATGCGACCAGTTGGCTTGCTTTCCCACAAGTGTAGGAAGTGCTTTTTTAGCTGCTTCTTTAGGCAATACAATATTATTTCTGTTTGGAACATCTGTTCTTGCGTAAATTGTTTTTAGTATAGCTATATCTGGGCTGGGAACAACCAAATTCATTTTTTCTGCTATTTTTATAAGTTCAGAATCTTTTGATATTTCAATAAATTCACTTTTTGATTCTTTTGCTAAATCATAAAGATATTGAGCCAATATTTTCTTGTTACAATTTTTCATTTTTATAAACCTCCAATTTTTCTATATAATATTTTTGCCAATAATCACGATTATGATTGACTCTTAAATTACATTGTTCACATAATGTTATTAAATTATCTTTAGAACAATTATTTTTATTATAGTCTATATGATGCACAGGTAATTCTATTCCTCTGACTATAAGGTGCTCTTCTTCGGTCATACCGCAATTCTGACAAGTATAATCGTCTCTTTTACGAATTAATTCTTTTAAATTATCATTAAATTCGTTAGGATATGGTGCATTTGCTTGACCATGTATGAAACTGTGGTGATTTTTTCCAAAATTATGTTTTCTATAACATTCATTGCATCTTCCATCTACGGTAGTATAAGAACTTAATCTTTTTCCACAATCTTTGCATTTCGGTTTACCACCTTTAAAATTTGGATGGTTATCACCTGTATTAAATTTATTCCAACATTTTCTACATCTTTTAGTTCCAACTTTCCAAGAAGAATAACTTATTTCTTTAGTTTTACAATCTATACAATAATATTTTTTAAATGTACTACCGTCTTTATAAGCAGGATTATTTTCTTTTTCTTGAATTCCTTGATGCGATTCTGAATTAGAACGAATTTTAATCCCATATTTTTTCATAGTGTATGTTAATTTATGTCTACTAATTCCCAAAGAATTAGCAATAATTACTAATGTTTTTCTTTTTGTTATATATTCTTTTTGTAGAAATTTTTTAGTTATTTTCATTTATTATTTCCGATTTAACCCACTTGTCGCCTACTTTTTTATAACCGTGCTTTTTTAACCAACGTTTCATTGCCGACCAAGCTACTGGAAATGCGTAATCTTCTCCTTTGGGTAATGATTTATTAAAAACTTGTATAAAAACTTCTTGAGCACCTTTAGGATATTTCTTTAAAAATGCTGGAGGATTATCTTTATCATAAGGAGCAATTATTAAATCATCTGCTAAACTAGCAGTTTTATTTTTTGTTTCAGGTGTATTTTTCTTTTTATTTTGGTCTTCTAATTTAGTTGTGTCTTTAGGTTTTGCTGGAATTCCCATTCTATCAGGAATGTCTTCTCTATTCTGAATTAGATGAGGATAGAATAAATCTTCATCACCATTTTCTAATTCTTTTTGTCGTCTTTCTTTTTCAGTTATTGGGTCTAATCCTAATATTTCTTGATATGTCTGAATACTCATTGAACCTCTATCGAATCCACTTCTTAAATCTGCGAGTAAATTTTCTACATTAATCCTAAGTGGACTATTTACAATAATAATATTACCCTTATCACTAAATAGTTTTTTATGAGCATTTTTATTTCTTTCTTCTATTAAATATATTGCTTCTAATAAAATTCCTTTAAATCCTTCTACTCCTTCATTAACTTCAGAAATAAATGCTTTGGGATTTAATCTTGATTCTTGTCTTGAAGGACTTATTTCAAGCATATCGATAAAACCGAGACCTGCTAAAATAGAACGATAACCCTGACGATATAAATCTTCTGCTAAAATTTTACTCAAATCAGGAATTAAGTGGTCATATTTTGTATCAAATGTATCGGCTAAAAATGGTGTTTTTCCTTTTTCACTTTTATATTTTTTAATTTGTTCTTTCCAACTTTCAGCTAATTCTTTTAATTCATCATCTCCCCAATCGATTCCTGCTTGAGATAATTCTGGAGAACCTTTTTGAATTAAAAATAAATAAGGTAAAATCTTAGAAATAACTTCATCAGATTTATCTTGTAATGTTTTCATTCCTAACCAATTTTTATAAACACCTTTTCTAATTAAATAAGGTGTAGCATATTCATCAAACCAACGATTATAAGGTTTTTGCACAATTATTTCTTCATTTTCAGTTCCAGGAATTCCTATTTTATTTGCTTCATCTAAATAATATTTATCACTACCTAATTTATAATTTGGGTCTTTTGGTCTTGCTACATAAATAGACCCACCATTAACAAACCACATTGTGGTTGGAACTTCTATTGTAACATTATCTACTGAAATTTTTTCCCAACCAGAAACTCTCAAAATACAAAAAGAAGAACCTTCCCATCTCTCTTTGAAATATTCTTTGGAAAGGGCTTGTAATCCAGTTGGAATTCCTTTAATTTCTATATTTATATCTTCCAACCAAATATTTAATAATTTTTGGAGAGTACTTTCAGAACATTCTACTCTATATTTGGCTTCTGATGCAGAATTAACTGCATAATCCAAAATACTATTTATTGTTCCTGAAATATCAGAATCCAACATCTCTTTAATTTTGGAACATCTATCGTGATAATCGGAAGGAACTGAAATACCTCCACTTTCAAATAAATAATTTAAAAATTTTTGAAAATAACCACCCAATGCATCTGCCATCGCCTACTCCTTTTCTATAAAATATTTATTCATTTTTATACTAATATAATTCTTTTTCTTGGAATAAGAGCATACATATTATCTATATAAAAAGTATTATCTGCATCAGCATCCATTATTGTTACTCCTTACTTTATTACTCTATAAAGAAATTTAGTTATACCAGATATGTCTGTAATAATTTTTTATAATTGGCGATAACTTGTTCTTTCTGTTTCTGTAATTCGTCTATTTTTGTCTGATAATCATTGATAATTGTTATTTTATTAGCATTTACTTTAGTATCTTCTGTTACTAATAAAGTATCTCTTTCAGAAATAAGTTCATCTAATTTCATAGTTATACTATCTACTTCAATTTTTGAAAGAATAACTATTTCTTCATTTTCAGTCATTTTGTTTTTCTCCTTTTACAATACATTAATCCGATTATTATTATTCCTAAAATTCCAGTAATTGTTCTATGAAATGGTAAATCGATGATACCTTGTAACAATAAACATAGATAACTTATAGAAAGATAATCATATCCTATCCACTTTAATGGTAAAAGTATTAAAAATAAAATTATCATCATTTTTAATACTCCAAATTCATAAAATCCTTGAATTAAATCTGACTCAACAAATTTTGTACCTTTTTTTATAACTGTTCCATTTTCAATTATTGATTTATTTTGTGGCAACTTTGAAAATGTATTTATTCCCTCGCCTATCCAAATATGTTTCCAATTACTTAAAGTATAATCATAAAGTTCAATTCTTGTCTTAAAATCTTTAAACAAATTTCTATTTTGGTTTAGAAAATTTCCTCCAATCATTCCAAATAAAATACCAAAGATAATTATAAATATTGCTAATAATCTATTTTTTTGCCAGGATTTTATTAATAAAAATAACCCTATACATTCCCATCCTATCCAACTTCCACCTTTTGCCATAGCAATTAAACATATTACTATACTCCATATTTTTAATAACTTATTTTTTATAGTGAATAATATAGGAAATCCCATTCCAATAATAAAGGGATAAGTCTTTGGAATATAAATTATTCCTTGTGGTAACAAAGATAAATATGCTATCATCATTATAATAAATTTAATTATTTTCATAATTTAAACATAATCAAATTTTTAAAATTTAAAATAAATACTTCTTCTATTGTTGTTAATGCCATTGTTCTATAAAAGGTCCTTTGAAGTTCAGAATAACTTTTCTTCATTGACGCAGAATTATTAAAAATAATAAGTAATGATGTTAAAAATATAATTAATATTTCAATTTTCTTTTTTAGTAAGTAATAAGAAAAATTAATAATCATTTATTTCTCCATTTCATTATTGAAAAAATAATCTAATATCAAGACCTCTTGTTCCTGTTCCTGCCACATCTACATCTATTCTTATCTGGTCTCCAGTTTGTACATCATCGGCTGTTGTATCTATCACAGGTTGTACATTCGCATTATTAGAATTCCATTCATTTTCGTCTATAGTAATACGAGTAGAAAGCATATCAACATAAGTCATTCCCGAGGTTGGAGTAGCAGGGCGACCTCTGGTTATCTGAATAGTAGGAGTTCCCGATGAAGAACGAGTATATACATTTGCTTCTATTCCGATTAAATTTAATCCATTTAAATTGGCTGTAATAGTAACATATCTTTGTCCGTCGCCAGTAACAACTAAAGTTGCTTCTTCAAAAACTCTTAAATAATATCCCTTTACTCCTGTTGGTCCAGTCGGACCTGTTGGTCCAGTCGGACCTACTACGGTAGAGTCAGCTCCTGTGGGTCCTGTTGCACCTGTTGGTCCAGTCGGACCTACTACGGTAGAGTCAGCTCCTGTGGGTCCTGTTGCACCTGTT